ATGAAAATTATCGACAAAGTAAAAGCTTTGCTAGAAAGTGACCTCAGTCGCTACAAAATTAGCAAGGACACAGGCATTGATCAAGGCGTGTTGTCACGCTGGTCAAACGGTCAAACGGACTTGGGCGCTATTAGTCTAGAACGTTTTCAGCTGCTGGCTGATTATTATGATGCAATGGTTTTGAATATCGCGATTGAAACCCGAAAATTGCCGATTGACGGTGAAGCTGAGGTGATTGGAGAGTTGACAAACTTTGCACCACGTTTTACCAAGTTTGCTCAAGAAATCTATGACGTGCTGGCTGACCAAGATGATGAATTTGCTGAAGCATTCAGGTCATTGTTTGATGATGCCATGCAAGATGCGACGATAAGAAATCGCGCCATGTTGGCATGGGTTGATAGCAATTTCAACGACTAAAAAAGACTGATTAGATTAATTTCTAGTTGGGTCTTTTTTATTTGCTATTAATTGTGATACGTGTTACAGTTAATGAGTAATAAAGTTTTTGATTTTGATTTCTCTTTTCTTGAAGGACATTCAGTACCAATTATTTAAATTACAAATAAAGATTGGTGAATGCACCAAAAGAGAAACATATAATGGAAACAGGCACAGTAAAGTGGTTTAACGGCGACAAGGGTTTTGGATTTATCACACGTGAAAATGGTGATGATGTCTTTGCTCACTTTTCAGCAATTCAAAGCGACGGTTTCAAAACACTTGATGAAGGTCAATCAGTGACTTTCGACGTTGAGAATAGCGATCGTGGTTTGCAAGCTGCAAACATCGTTAAAGCTTAATAATAGATAGTAAAGACCGACTAGATCAGGTTCTAGTCGGTCTTTTTTGTTGGAAATAGTGAGGTAAAAGATAGGCCATATTATTATCGTTTTTACTGGACTCTAAAAACATCTACATATAAATAATAGGAAGAAAAATAAAAATAACTCGATTAGTTACACATCTATCGAGTTATTTTTTATATGTATGCCTATGTGATTTGCAGTTTTTTATCTGGAGCCAAGTTAGGAGCCAGCAGTGTTTTGTAGGGGTAAAAATTGTAAGTATATCAAGGGTTTAGAAGGTTGGGTTTGGTGTACGCTATCTCCTTTTTGGCCGTTTTATCAGTAATACTGGTAAGACGGCTTTTGTGTGTCAAAGCGTTGGTATAAAAGGGTTTGTGGGTTGCTCCTGTTTATTGGTAATTATCTATGTTTTTAGATGGTAATAATGCTACAAATCATATTATTGGATCTTTATATTTAGTATTTATAGCTACCGTTGGTCACTGTGTATTTAAACTAATAGACCGAAAAATCAAGAGCAAAAAAGCTCGCTAAATTAGCAAGCTTTTTAGTGTGATTTTACTAAGTGCTTTTGTTTATCTTGCGCATAGAACGTTTTTAAAAAGGTCACCATATCACCAGACTTTAGCGCCGCTTTTAATTTTGCAACGACAGCGTCGTCAACCGGTTGCTTTGCTGTGTTTGATTTTGCCGTTTTATGCACGTTTTGCGCGCTATTAGCCGTTTCTGGCGTTTTAGCGGCTGTCACATAGACAACAATTGCGACAACTGCCAGTAACAACCAAAGCCACGTTTTTCGATTAATGTGCTGGTTTTTCACGAATCCCCAAATCAGAAAAACGATAAAGGCGACAACTGAAATAATAAAAATTAATCCTGAAAGTGTTGAAATCATATGCTCCCCCAAGCTTTTTATTTGTTACGTATTAATTCTATAATTATTGAAAAAAACGGTCAATATTTTAGCTGAAAATCATTGTTCTAATGCGTGAATGTATTGTCAGACGGCACATTTGATGATATTATCGTTTTTGTAAATAAAACGATGGGGAGAAGTTTTATGAAGAAGATTATCGTAATCGCCATAACAGCGATTGTATCACTCGCAATCGGTGTGTTTATCGGGGCAAAAATGATGACACATCGGTTGGATAACGATTCTGACAAGCACGTCGTGAGACACGCTAGTCGATCAGATAAGGCAGTCGTGAAAAACATTAACCAAACACAGAGCAATGACAACTGGAATGTCACACTTAACCGTGTTAAGACTGAAAAGGTGAAGCGGTCAGCACATGATCGTGATATGTTTGATGTCAGCTCTGAAATCAAAGACTTGTTGCCAGAGAAGTTCTATAAGACAACAGTTGAAGCAACACTAGAAAATAAAACGGATCAAGATATCCATGGGAGTCAATTAAATGGTAAGTATACCTTTATTGACGGTAACGGGAATGCGCGATCAGCAGCAGGGGAAACGTTAGATTCCTATACGAATGTCCGACCAGCAGCAATTGAACTATTCCCAGCAAAGTCAAAAACAAAGGTGAAATTTGTCGTTTTGAGTGACAAAGATGATTTCAAGTCTGGTGGCATTAAAATTGCACTACCAGACGTTGCTAAGGATGGGTCACAAAATGAATCATATACTGGCGGCACATTCTACTTCAACAAGTAATCAAATAGCAGCGTGATAACAGTAAAAGCGTCAATCTTACTAGTAAGATTGACGCTTTTTGAATTAAGATGATACTTGGCGCCTGACAAGGCATATATTATTTGCGTTGTCTGGCTAATTATGGTATTCTTATTAAGTTAGCTCAGTGATTTTGCGATCACCATATTTCTTTTATCTAGATTGAAATGTATTCCAGGGGCTGATGTACATAGTAATACAATAGTTAAACGCCAATTTTGGCGTTTTTTATTTTGCCATAATGGCACAATAAGTGAACAAACAAAAAAGCGTTGGTCTCAATAAGAGGCCGACGCTTTTTTAGCTCAAGTTAAGCTAACGCTTAACCAAGACGTGATATTACTTCTTTTCTGACAAAAGCTTAATAATATCTTGTAAATACTTTTCAGTCTTTGTATCTTCAACTTCAAGAACTTCTGCTTCTTTAGCAGACTTCTTGTTCATTGTGTTGAAGACTTTAACCATCATGAAGATTGCGGCTGCAATGATCAAGAAGTTGATGATAGATTGCAAGAACAAACCATAAGCAACAGTTGCTGTGCCAACTTTAATTGCAAGATTTGAGACATCAATCCCACCAATCAAAATACCAACAAGGGGCATGATGATATCGTTAACCAGTGACTTCACGATCAAACCGAAAGCACCACCGATAACAACGGCAACGGCAAGGTCAACAACGTTCCCTTTAAAAGCGAACTCTTTAAATTCTTTCCACATAATATATTATCTCCTTTTTTCTATTATATCACATAACAAACGTCTGTATAAGTCGGTAAGGGGTATTCAAATGTGCGCAAAAAGCCACAACGGCTAACATTAAAATGATGTTCTGCTAGTATCGGGCTGAATAATACTTACCTGTTTCGAGTTAAATGAGAAAATAGTATAATAGAGGCGTTGGTAAAAAACAGCGATAACGCTGTAAAATTTTTTTTAATTGAAAGGATTTTGACCGTCATTATGTACGCAAAACGCTTTATTCAACTCTTTGTGATGTTTTTAGTCGCAATATTTATCGCCCTGTTCGTTGTTGTTTTCCTTGGGATTCAAGGTTATTTGGCGCAGGCACTCGTGTTAACAGTTGTGGGCTATATTATCTTGGTGATTCCACTCACAGTATTAACGATTATGAAGCAACGCAAGAAGTTCAGCACGAACACTAATGCAACAGCCGACAATGTCTTTCAAAATGCGCTCAACATGCTGGACAATATTCTTGTTTTATCAACGGTTTCGGCTGATAAGATTATCAGTGCCAGTGTGATCACGTTTAAGCAATCAAGCACAGCTGAGAATGTGTTTTATATTGTGACGGATAAGACAACCGCACGTGTGCAAAATATCAAAGCGACGCACACGGCTGCCATCACGACGTGGTTTGACAAGCAAACGGGTACTCGCGTGAGTTCAAATGCCGTAGATGCGTTGGTGATTGCTGATGAAGATGTTAAACAGGTGGTTGCTGCCCATCCAGAAATTAAAGCGTTATCTGAAGATTTCAATCATAACGCCATTATTCAATTGACGCTCCGCTCAGCACTAGTTGAATCATTCAAGACTAGTCCGACAGTGGTCGACTTTCAAGCATAACTAAAAACCACGATGCGCATTGCGCAAAATCGTGGTTTTAATTGTATCATGATGGTAAAAAGGTGTTGTATTTTGTTTGACAATCATTTTATTCAGTGTCAAGATATAGAGTAAGCAACGGGAGGGAAGACAATGTTAACGAGTTATAAAGAGTTTTGGACGAAAATTTTGACTTGGAATGCGACGGCAACCAGGTCACAATACTGGATCCCAGTGATTATTAACTATTTCTTGGGTGGCCTTTTAGTCAATGTGATTGAAAAATTGCAAGGGCACGAGCTTGGCGATATTTATAATATTGCTGATTTAACGACAAATACGACCGCACAAGTCATCTATTTATTGGTTTGGGTCGCCACATTAACGTTAAAGGTTCGTCGTTTACACGATACCAATCATAGCGCAGGGTGGATCTTGATTCAGTTCGTACCAATTATTGGCACGATTTGGTTCTTTGTACTCATGGTGTTACCAACAACACCAGAATCACGTTGGGTCATTAATCAATCACGTGTTTAAATAAAAGCGCCGCTGGGCGCTTTTTGTTTTGGGATGAAACTGAAGTGGTGACATGGCGCAAGTGACTTGTATCTCATTGAAAAAAGGGCTAGTATAGATATAGCGCTTATTATGATAAAAATGCGTAATATTTAGTAGGAACACCTATCGAATCTATAGCCAGGTAGCCACCCGCGAGGGGCGTTATACGCGTGTAGTATAGGTAAAATAAAAAAGGCGGATATATGTTACCCATCAAACAGATCTTACACAAGTTATTACATCATCCAAATACCCTACCATGGGTGTTTGTCGGGATCATGGTAGCAGTGATGTCCAGTTATAATACAATCATTCGTTATGGTTTTTCAGAAAAAATGTTGTTGCGTGTAGCCATTGTTTATCCATTTGTTGTGATGTTTATCTACTGTTTGCGGACTTATGTATCGTTACCAATTGCCATGAAGTTACATCAATATTTTCCAACAATCCTGACCAAAAATGTCCCAAAACATGTCAGTGTTACGGTACTTGTCATTACTTTTAACGTTTCGGTTATGATGGTGTGGTTCACAGAAATCCATCGACAATTGTATCCGCATTTCGTTTCGGGTTATGTCGGGAATTGGGCCAAAACCTTTTTTGTTGCGATACCGCTATACTTTTTCATCGTTCGTCCGATCACTTTAAAACTGTTTAACAAGTTGAAACAGGCGCATCCAATATCACATATTGTGACGCTGGAAAATCATTAAAAGTCGGTATACGATAAACTGATATCAATTTGATATAAATTTTTGATAAAGGTTTGACAATTTCAGTGGAAATATGATAAATTATTCTTGTAACGTATTGGTTACGTTAGCCCAGTACATGACGTCCACGTCTGTTGAAACACATAACACACACTTTAACATAAAATTAGCAATATTTTCCCGAGAACAAACGCTATACTTTTAGTCTACTCAATTCGGATAGTGTGCTGGGTTTTATTTTCCATATTAAAAAGCGCCGTGATTAGTATGATACTAGTTGCGGCGCTTTTTTTATAAAAATTATGAGATATTTTAAGCGCGGAAGTTAGAAACCCACATCATAATGCCATATATTACGTGTTTGCCTTGTGCCTGTGGTATACTTGAGCGAAGGGGGGATGATAATGGCAAAAAATAGGAATGATCTACTAACAGTATTGGAACAATTATCACTTAATATAGCGGAACAAGTAGTTGTAGATCGTGCAATTAATCAGCTCAAAACAACTCATGAAAGTGAAGCGCGTGTGTTAGGATCGTTACAAAGCGGTTTTAGGGGACTGGCATTACAGAAAAAACTGTCAGAACAAGGGCTGGCATTTTTCACCGAACTTCAAAAGCCTGATTTTGCTCGAGACAACGCGGTGATGTGGTCGATGTGGCTTGGTAATTTACGTTGAGAACGGGTTACCAGTATTGAAATGATAGCGCAAATTTCAGCGCTTTTTATTTTGCAATAAAAAAAGCATCATCTGAATTGATGATGCTTGTAGCCTAAAAGGTTGAATGACCGGTTTCGACACCGATTTTAAAGCCATGGATAAAATCCGGAATTTCATTGAATAAAAATGATACCACGATGGCTACAAATAGTATCGTTAACCAGGTCTGTTGCTTACGCGTTAGCGTATTAAATATTGGCCGAAGGGTGATAAATGACCCAATGGCACTGACGATAATGACAAGGCTAATAAAACCAAGTGTAAATTCTAACATAATTCCCCCTAAGTACTTATTTAAAAGTATAACCATGTTAAGTGTCTTAGTCAAACACTTAACATTGCTAAAGGAACAGAAGTTAGCAGCGCGATAGGTTTGAATTAAACGAGTATTATTTATAGAACTTTAACCATAAAAAATACAGTAGTCCGAGAATAACAACGACAGCTGCCACCCCGTAAATCAGCATAAATAGCCATTGGACTTGGTGGACACCGTATTTGAAAAAGTAGTTCATAATCATCCTTTCAATGATGACACATGCGTTAACATGCTGTGTTGACGTCAACAAACACGTCGAGAGAAATCACGTGATCATTTAACCGATATGTTGTCATTAAAGCATAACATTTATCCGGCTGAATTGCAGGGAAAAGCTTTACCCAGCTTGATTTATATGAAGTAATAGGATTGCTTGTATTATTAGATGCCGTTGCTCAATATGTACGCCCATTTGGGCTTTTTTAATACCCGTAATCATCACTTGCCTTGATCATTAATTATTTTAGCAAGCATGGCTGGGATTGTAATTTTTCCTCCCAATGTTGACTTATATGATACTGTTCCAATACTCAATCCAGATACAGTAATCAAATCATCTTCTAATATTCTTGATCCGTTCAAGATATCTGGATCAATTCCAACTAGAATGATATTATCGATATCGCCATTAACCGCTAATCGCACCTGAGTTTTGGAATCATCTTCCATAACTTGAACAACTTTTCCTGTAAACTGTATTTTCTGTCCTTTATAATCATCAGGTGGTCGTCCTTTTTGAATAGATAATAACCCATTTGGCCCTAGTTGTGAATAGATTTTTTCCACGAAACAATCTGGGCAATGCCTGTATAGACGAACTTAGCAGCCACTTGACTATGAGAAGCGTTATTTTGAATTGCCCATGATGTCACTTTAATCCTAAATTCAGGTGTGATTGTTGGCGGATTAAACAAGATATCTGGTCCAAAACTTTTGTATGCTGCAATAAGCATGCGAAAAACATTTTTAGCAATACCATATCGAGAAATAATGCCACGCATGGTATATTTTCCAGACACATACTCTTGGATTGCCTGAAGTTTAATTTGTTTTGAAATTTTAGTTATAAATAAAACCCCGAAAGTTGCTTTAACTTTCGGGGTACACCACATTAAGGTATTTTTTTGAAAATAGTAGAGGTGATTATCGTGGAATTTGTGATGTTGAGATCTGAGTATTTTGCAAGTTAATGTTTGAATCCAAATGTTCCTGAGTAGTTCATGCATGATTGATTTTTTGAATTAAGTATACATATTTCCAATAATTGTTCTCGTCCTTATACGGTTAGATATTTTCGAGTATAATATAAGAAATAGTATCTTGATAGGAATGTAATTGAACGATATGGCAAATACCAACGCTTCGGCAACACAAGCTGGCTTTCATTACCAGGATGTTGTGAGTCTAATTTTACTACTTGATAACATAAAAGATGTGAGCGAAATTAATGTTGAAGGTAACGATGATGTAGATATACTTTTCACAGATGGAACGTACGGATACTATCAGGTAAAAGAAGTTGAGAATCCTAATAGTAGAAACACGTCAACAAAATTAAAAGAAGCTCTTCAAACACTTGAAGAAGATTCTAATTTGAAACATTTGAAACTATTAACTTATGTTTCTAATGCTAATCAACCACTTGGGATATTGAAAAACTCGGTGGAATTTTTTAAACCATATGCATATTATCAATACAAAGACTTGTCTGATGGTTTGAAAAAGAAAATTGATGATAAATTGGCCCCAAATTCCAATATTGACACAAATAAATTGGGGATTATGAAGATAGCCTACGAAGGGGCAGATGCTTATACTAGAGAATCAGAATTGGATAAACGTATCAATTATTTTATTGGACAAACACAATTATCTATATCGCACTTTTTAAATCTAAAGAATGAATGGAGACAAATGATCGCTACTACTACAGAATTTCCTAAAAAGACGATAACTAAAGAAACGTTTTATTCGCACACTGTTGTTACTGAAATGTTTCAGACTCCAGATTTTGATAATTTTTTTGATGAATGTGATGTTTTGCCTGGGAATGAAGTTTATATTCAAAATAACTACGTTCATTACTTAACTCGGTTAATGGAAAATTTTCAACAGGTAAATGCTATTGAGACTAGTTTTATAATCTTTAAACAAGCGAATTCACATCTTGATAGAAAGTCTTTGAAATTAAATTTCATCAATTTTTACTATCCTAAACTGAAAAAAGCTTTGGGACTAGTAGATGTAGAGGATGATGATGTAGCTAAATTTATAATCTGGATGTCGATAAGAACGTCTTCAGTGACAAGACACATAAAGGATGTGATTAAATTATGAAAATTATTAAACTGAACGTAGATGATAAATCAGCATCTTTTGGTACAAATACTTTAATAACTAGTGATAAAAATAGTTCGGGTAAAACAACTTTCATACGCTTATTACTATATAGTTTTGGATGGAACATTCCTAGTACGAAGGGTTTACAATTTAAAAAGTTAAAAACGGAATTAACACTAGAAAATTTTGGAGATGTTTTTAAGATTAGTCGTAAGGAAGACAGCATTGTTATTTTAAAAAATGACCAATTTTTGGATGAATTTGATAGTAGGAACGAGCTTAATAGTATTTTGGGTGTTTTATTTGGAATAACCCAACACCAGCTATTGAACAACCTTTTGGGATTAATGTATTTTGATCAGGAGAAGGGATGGACTCTGTTAAACAGGGGAATTGTTATAGGAAGTATCAAATTCAATATTGAACGTCTATTGGAAGGGTTTAGTGATAATAATTTCGAGAATTATGCCGAACAAATTAAAGATATAGATTCTCAAATACAAGGATATCGTAATATATTGAAGATACTGGAGTATCAAGATAAAATTCATGATTCCGATAGCAGGATTGATTGGACATACCCTGATGAATTAAATGATCAACTACGATTAATCAAAATGGATATTTCTTCGCTAAAAGCTCAAATTGAATCGCTCAATGAAGCCAAACGTGAAAATAAAAGATTCAAAAAAATGATTGCGGGTTTTGGCCTAAGAGTTAAAACGTCATCTGGTGAAGAAATTGTTGTATCAGATAAAAATATTGTTGGATTTGAAGAAATACAAGGATTTATTGATGCTAGATTAGCGATAATGAGTAGAAAATACTCCAAATTATTATCTGATCAATCTAGAATAAAAATGAAATTACAGGAGCAAACGAAGCTGTTTGATTCTGACTCTCAATTACAAACATTTAATAATCTAGTTGCGAATATGAATTTGGATAGTTCATCTGTTGAAAAAATAATCTATGATTTACGAGTAAAAGAGTCAAAAATAAAAGAAAAATTAACAAAAGAATTGAACAATTCTGCTTACTCGCAGATGCTTTACCATGAAACAATGACATTTGCTAAGTTTCTTGGTGTTGATAAATATTTAGTTGACACTCCTGCGGTAATAAGATTAAATGATCTCAAGAAATATAGTGGGGCAGTATTACATCTTTTGGTGTTTGCTTTCCGAATGGCTGACTTAAAAGTATTTCAAGAAAAAACATCAGTTAAATTACCAATAATTATTGATTCACCTTTTGGCAAGGAGATTAGTAAAGAAAATGTGTCGTTAATGTATCAGCTTTTAACTAAATATTTCGACGGAAATCAGATTATTACAGCTAGTATTGAAAATATAGAAGAACTCACAGCTGTAGATAAAAAATATATATTCAAAAATAATATGATGGATTCCCTGGATTAATTGTTTTTTCAATTTTTCAATCTAACTATACATCTTAATGGGTGTTTTTTATTTGGAGTAATGAGTAAATTGGATATGAAAAATCAAACGATAGTCAAAGAACACTATCGTGGTGACGTTAATAAATAGGTAAACCGTTTGTCACTAAGATAGTCGATGATAGTGGCGTAGTTGAGGTTCAAGTAGATGTAGATATTAGCCAGACTAATGATAGAAGAATAAAATTTAATACATCAAGAAGATCGATTGGATTGATTTCAAGTAGTTCTATAATTTTGATAAAGGTTTGACAATTTGTGGGTTGATATGATAAATTATTCTAGTAACTTATCAGTTACGGTATCCCAACACATACATAATATTTATTATTGATCATTGTTGAAAACAACCAGCGTACTTCTTTGCAATATTTAAGCGTAGACTAACATAATGTTTTTTGTAAAATGCATACTCCAAATTAATGTAAGTGTTGGGATAGGGAGAGAAGGCAAGTCATGATTTACAGCGCGTGTAGGTCATGACTTTTTTTGTTAATCACTATTTCAAACTAAAAAGACTAGATTCAATCTAGTCTTTTTTCTAATGCACTACTTGTGCCAGATAGTATCTGTGCAATCTCAATGGCAAAGGCTTGTCGACTGATTGGTCGTAATTTTTTAAAATACTGAATGCCGCCTAAGCGTGACAAAATGCGTCCAGGGAAATATGAACTCAAGCGCGTTTTGTCAAAAATAATCCCTGGATAAACAATATAAGTGCGTTCAGGTAACAGTGTGCGCATCCGTGTCTCGACAGCTCTTTTTGCTTTAAGATAGGGCGCCATGAAAAATGGCCCACCATTTGCAGAGATGAAAAGTAATTTCGTGTTTGGTGCGGTAAGCAATGCATCGATGAGATATTTGGCTGGCATATAACTGCTGTTTTGATAATTTTGTTTTTTGATTGGGTTGGGCAACAAGATACCGACCGCGTCAATGACCCAATCAGCATCTTGAATAATTGCTGACAAGCTTGGTGTATCGGACAAGTCAATGACGTGATAAATTGTTTTGTCGTCAGCGGTGGGCTGGTGTACATGGCGGGACAAACTATGGACGTCATATTGCGTTGGATCAAGTTGTTGGATGATGCCTTGGCCGACAAATCCTGTGCCACCAGCAATAACAACTTTTGTTTTCATCATTGTAATTTCCATATCTTATATTGACCATTAGTGGTGTGGGTAGGTTAAGTCATTATACCTGATAACGCAGTAGGAAAGTGAGTGAGTTGGTGATTCTGATCGGCCAATGATGCATCAAATTATATTGCAATTGAGATGAAAAAGCCTGATAAGTACAATTGTTCGGAATTTCAAAAACATATTGGTAATATTTTCCTGAAAAATAGACATTTATGTGCCCATTTGACTAAAAAGGGCGTATGATGAAAGGGAATGTTAGTCTATATATTACAGAATTTCGGAGGATTGCAAGAAGTATGAGTTTAGTTGATGAATTGGTTGAGGTTGTTGGCAAGAAAAATGTCATCACGAATGCCGGGAAGACGTTACGTTTTCGCAAGGGCTATCGTTCAGGACATGGTGATGCCATAGCAGTGGTTTTCCCAACCAGTCTCATGGCCATGTGGCGTGTATTGAATGTTTTGCATGAGCATAACATTGTGATTATTATGCAAGCAGCCAATACGAGTTTGACCGAGGGGTCGGTACCAGCACCTGGTTATGATCGCCCAGCTGTGGTTGTCAACGGCATGAAAATTAAGGATTTGGAACTGATTAATCATGGGGAACAAGTTTTGGCCTTTCCAGGCACAACGCTTTTCCAGTTAGAAAATGCCTTGCGGCCGTTAGATCGTGAACCGCATTCGGTTATCGGCTCATCAAATCTCGGTGCCTCAGTCATTGGCGGCATTAACAACAATTCTGGTGGTGCCCTGATTCGTCGTGGCCCAGCCTATACTGAATTGTCACTTTATGTCTGGATTGATGAAAACGATGAGATGCACTTAGTGAACCATCTTGGTATTGATTTGGGTGATACACCTGAAGAAATTATTACCAATTTGGAAAATCGTAACTTCGATTTGAACCAAGTGCCAGCGACTGAACACCACGGCTCCATGCACAATCATGAACAGGTCGTTCGTGATGTCGATTCTGATCAACCGATTCGTTACAATGCTAATCCAAAAGAATTATTCGAAGTTTCTGGGTCTGCCGGTCATGTTGCCGCATTGGCGGTCCGCCTAGATACATTTCCCAAAGATGAGACCACACAGGTCTTTTACATTGGGACCAATAACCCAGATGAACTAGAAGATATTCGGCGTCACATTATGACGCACTTCAAGTCTTTGCCAGTGTCTGGCGAGTATATGCATAAAACGGCTTATGAACTCGCGAAGCAATACGGGAAAGATTCGTTGATTGTGATTGAAAAAATCGGGACTGGACACTTACCACAGATGTTTGCTATGAAAGCTTGGGGTGAACGTTTATTGAAGCATATCCCATTCTTTAAGCCTTATTTCCCAGATCGGTTATTGCAAACCTTGAGCCATCTTTTCCCTAATCAGTTACCAGAACGGTTAGAAGCATACCATGATAAGTATGACCACTATTTGCAACTTAAAATGGCCGGGGATGGGATTGCTGAAGCACGTGAGTATTTGGCGTCATTCTTCCCAACTCAGGACGGGGATTATTTTGAAGCGGATGCGAATGAAACCAGTAAGGCAGAAACGCACCGCTACGTGACGGCCGGTGTGGCGATTCGTTATCAAGAACTCAAGCAAGATGCGATCGACATTTTGCCGTTAGATATTGCCTTTGCCAGCAATGAATATCATTGGTTTGAACAGTTACCAGCTGAAATCGAAGAGAAAATTGCCTATAAAATCTACTATGGTCACTTACTCGATCATGTGATGCATCAGGATTATATCTTGAAGCCTGGGGTCGATGCGCATGCACTCAAACAGGACATGTTAAAAATTTTGGATGCCCGTCATGCGGTGTATCCAGCCGAACATAATGTCGGCCACTTGTATCTCGCAGCACCCGCATTGGTGGAGCACTATCGTAAAAACGATCCAACTAACAGCTTTAATCCCGGCATTGGGCAACAATCAATGTCTAAGTATTGGGGCGAGTATTAATAACGCTAAAAAGGCGCAACTGGATAATCTAGTTGCGCCTTTTTGGTGTCTATTTTTTAGTAAAAAGTGTGGTAAATAATAAAAGCTCAAAATAATCTAACTATTTCTTAGGCAAATTAGTTGCAATGGTGGGGTTTGATTTTGTCAGTATTGGTATACTTAACACTTAAAATCACAAGAAAAAATAGGATATAAAAACATTTTTATTGTGATATTTCATCTGTGTTTGATTTATAAAAATTGGAAATTTATTCGTACAAATATTGGTACACCAACATTTATTAACACTTACATTAAGTGAGTGAAAATCATTTTATACCTATTGGCAATGAATAAGATTCAATTGACTATATAGGGAAGGGGCGCTACATTATTAAAGCTGTGTGAATGTAATAACATAAAATAGAAAAGAAGGCTATATGAAAATCAACAAATTAGTGATTGTCCTGGCAGTTACAGTAATGACCCTTATGGGTGGGAAAATATTGGCAGATTATGCGGGGTGGACAGGAAGCGCCTCGATGAATCAGATAAAAGGCATTATTGACCAGTTGGATAGTAAGTTAACCGTGCAATCTCAGGCGATTTCAAGTTTGACACACCAAAATAATGAATTCCAGAATCAACTGACGTCTGCTCAGAACGATGTGTCAAATTACAAAACGCAAGTGGCGCAATTGCAAGGTGACTTGCAAAGAGCAAATGATGATAAACAAAGAGAAATTCAACAAAAGATTGACGAAATTAATCAAAAAATTGCGGAAGGCAACCAGAGAGTTGCGGATAAACAAAAAGAATTAGATGGTATTCAGTCTCAGCTGAATGATGCCAATCAGAAGGCGAACCAAACTCAGGCACAACTACAAACTGCACAAAACGATTTGCGTAATGCAAATACCAAGGGGAATCAGTTACAGGGTCAACTTGATAACGCAACCCAAGATGTGCAGCAACTTGATCAGTATGCGCAAAACGTTTTGAACAAGCACCAGAACTAATAGCAGGATTGCACGCACAGCATCGAGAGATCACGATGGTTTTTCGATACATATGGGGTTAACAACGGGGATAAAGGACGCGAATAAGTACGTCTTTTTTTATTTTGATAAAGGTTTGACAATTTAATAACGCATATGATAAATTATTCTAGTAACGTATCAGTTACGTCATCCCAGTACGTCTATAATATTTGCATTGTTCACAATAACCAGCGTACTTCTTTGCATATTTAAGCGTAGACTGACATAATATATTTTTTTATAAATAATACTCCTGATTATTATAGGTGCTGGGATGCTGGGAGACGCGAGCCATGATTGCCATCAAACGACAATCATGGCTTTTTTGTTGGCATTTTTTAGGGATAAGCGCTAAAAAAATTGCCAATTCAAAACATTAATATAACAATGTTTACGCAACAAAAACTACGCTAAAATAATCGAGATGAAGTGACAAAAATATATTGATTTGTTTATTTGCTTGCTATTTCATTGTGATACGTGTTATAGTAAATGAGTAATAAAGTTTTTGATTTTGATTTCTCTTTTCTTGAAGGACACTCAGTACCAATTATTTAAATTACAAAAAAGATTGGTGAGTACACCAAAGGAGAAACATATAATGGAAACAGGCACAGTAAAATGGTTTAATGGCGACAAGGGTTTTGGATTTATCACACGTGAAAACGGTGATGATGTCTTCGCCCACTTCTCAGCTATTCAAAGCGATGGCTTCAAAACACTTGATGAAGGTCAATCAGTGACTTTCGATGTTGAAAGTGGCGATCGCGGTTTGCAAGCAGCAAACATCGTTAAAGCTTAATAAGACAAAAAGCTCACTAAGGTGAGCTTTTTTATTTCCATTTAAAACATTAACAGTTCGACTGAATTGACCACTGATTATTTTTTGATAAGGGTTTGACAATTTGGTTATTGATGTGCTAAATTATTTTAGTAACGTTATCCCAGCACATACATAATATTTAATGATGGTCATAACAACCATAACCATCGTCCTTCTTTGCATTCTTAATTATAAGCTAACATAATATATTTTTATAAAAATACTCCAGATTATTATTGTAGGTGCTGGGACGTTAGGGGAGACGAGCCATGATTTACTTTTGATGTAAATCATGGCTTTTTTGTAAGCAATTCATTAAAAAGTGAGTCACGTGAACCGTCGTTTTAGATGGCTGCTAAAACTGTATTTAATATAGAAACAAGCCAGCATAAATTGTGCTGGTTTTTTGTTGTCGAATTTGTAGCAAAAATAATAAAAACTGACGTAAACTCACAACAACTCTAAACAACCTAAAACCCTTACGTACCAAGGGTTTACGCAACAAAAAACCGCTCTACCAACAATCGTGGTAAAGCGGTAAAAATGCGTTGAGGGGGAGTGTTAATCACTGGCATATCAATGGTTTAATGCCTATTGTAGCCAAAATGTAGCCCTTTAAACCTTATTTAACAAATCAAGCATCTTGTTTGTTTCTTCGGTACGTTTTTTGTTCAGTAGGTGGGCATAGGTGCTTAACGTAATGTTAACATCAGCATGACCTAGCCTCTCACTAACAAATTGAATTGCTAGGTCATTAGCCAAAAGGTAACTAGCATGGGTGTGACGAAGACCGTGGAACGTAATAATTTTGCTATTTATTTTTTCAAGATAGCGTCTTAACTGTTTGTTAGCAGCGTTATCAGTAGGTGGAGTACCGTTATCACTCTCAAATGCAAACTCATTCCCAAACGTCCATTTTTTTGCAATATCCATAAATACCTTTGGCATTACGATGATGCGGTTTGAAGTTTGCGTTTTTGTATTTTTAAATTTTTTATCGTGTATCTGCCACGATTTATTGACGTTTATCACATTGTTTTCAAAATCAAAATCTTCTCGCGTCAAGCCGGCTACCTCTGAAAAACGCATGCCAGAATATATTGCTGTTAATATCATTCTACTCGTCGCAGCCTCATTATCCTTTATTGAAAGTATCAAGTTTTCCATTTCTTCAGCTTCAAGAAACTTTAATTGCTTATCTTTGCTTTTGACTACTGAATATGTTTTGACGTTTCTAGTAAAATCTTTCTTTATAAAATCTTCATCAACAGCATATCTAATAAACGCGCTTGTGATATTTTTTATGTGAGATACAGAAGACAGCACGTGATCAGAACCATAATCATTAATTAATTTTTGAAAATCTTTGGAAGTTAATTCAGATAGCTTTTTTCCGTCCCATTTTTCTTTTAATAATGATAGCGTTCTTTTGTACCACTGCTTTGTAGCAGTTTCTAATTGCGGTTCTTTAAACACGTGGTACCAGTCTTCAAATGCCTCAGTAAATAGATGGTCTTTGACAACTAGGCCTTCATTTTGTTTTTTAAACTCAATATCATTTGCCCAAATGGTAGCGTCTCGCTTAGTTGTGAAACCAGACATCGTTTTACGGATACGAGTTTTACCATTCATGATTGATACGTTCGCCGTCCAAGTCTTACCGCGTTTATATATTGACGCCATATTAAAAGCCCTCCTTTAAAAGAGGGCTTACATCTGTTATAATTTAATAGAACGCCCCGTGCGTTTATGTCATACAGCACACCCTGTTCTTAGTCCGATGGGGTGTGCTTTTTTCATTTACAATGTTTTACTTGCTAAAATTTGTTGCACTTCCGTCAACGCTTGACCTTTTTTAAAATTTATTCTTTCAGAAGGTTCAACTTGACCTGATATCCATATTTTTACTTCTCCGTCCAAATCAAAGTGACCGCTTGTTTCAGTAGAAAACTTTGAGATAGAACGATAGGCGATAGATTTATACTCAACCTTTTTCGCGGTTAAACCTTGTTTGTCGGATAAAATCAATCTTTTATTAGTAAAAATAACTAAATCACGAACTAGTTTAAAAGCATATTCTATGTTTTCCCCCTCGATTAACAGGGGTGACACTTCACTAGTGACACTTTCTATTGATACTCCGGAAGCATTTCCAATCAGCCCATTTAATAATCCCATAATAAATCTCCAACCCATTTTTGCGTGGATAGTGCACGTATATGTACGCCCGGGAGGGCATGAATTATTAAACGTTGTATTCCTTTTCACCGATAGTTTTGAAATCAGCGTTGTTAAATTTAACCGTGACAGGGTTATCATTTTCTAAAGTAAATACCATAGCCACGGGAACCGTTTTCTTACCCAGCAACTTATCGTTTAGTGCATCTTCTTGCTGTTGGATAGGGCTGTTACCGTTATCGTCGAGCTTGACCATTCCGGGAGTTAAGTCTTTGTTTGCTGTATCAGTCTTTTGGAAGGCATGCATTACCATGTAGATGTTAGATGGATCTTGTTCTTCATCGGTGTTATTAGTAACATCTGCATAAATAACTAATACTTTCTTACCGTCTTCAGAGGAATCTAACACTTCTGACTTGGTTAACTTATAAGTCATGATACCAGCTGAAAATACGTCATTTTTAAACGTCCATTCATTCTTCGCTGGATCTTTTGAATTTTCAGAAGTTTTGTCAGTTGCTTTTTCAGACTTAGACTTCTTTTCCGGAGAAGACGAGTCGTTGCCAAACGCATCATCTATTTGCTTACTATAATAGCTTTGGGTAACAAGAACGAAAATGATTGACAAAACACTGATAACCGTACCAATCAAAGCCAATGTTTTCTTTGATTTTCTATTAGTAACGATTGCGATTATACCGATTACAGCACCAACAACACCAAAGACAAATGCCAGATTGTTAACGAATGGCATCCACGAAAAAACCAGTCCAACACCGCCAAAAACGATTGACAAAATACCTAAAATTTTCTTCTCCGTCATACCATAAAATCTCCTAGCCTTTTATTGTGGTTGCTTATCACATAATTTCAATCTACTACTTTAAGTTCATTATAAATACGTATGGCATCATTCTCTAACCAAGACGGCACTTTGTAATAGCTCATGAATGTAAAGGGGTTACTAGGTATTTCGATCGACATTAACATTCTGATAGCATTTCTGTGGGCTAGTAGCTCTTCGCCGCGCTTACCGTATTCACTAAATTGATAGACCGCTTGCGCATCTTTATCTCCATATAATACGTGGCTTAATTCATGAGCGAGTCTGTAGGTATAATCGACATTAATATCGAAATGTTTATTCATGATAACAGCGCGTGTATTAATCAGAGCTGTGTCAGGGACGTTTTCAGACAAATCTTCAGCGTTGACTAATGTTATATCATTATTGCAAGCCAGCGACTCCAGAGAGCTTGTTATCTGCATATAAAGGTAATCTTTTATCATTTATTACCTCGCTGGCGTTGTTCTATGATAAATCGTGCGTATTCGCGAAGCTTCTCTTTATCTTCTTCAGCAATTTCCATACCATCAAAAGCAAGAATGGTTTCGTCATCTAAAATGTCGGCAACCTTTTTATCAGATGACGTTGCGTTCATCTGATCTGTACGCCCTAATAGGTAGTCAGTTGATACGTGGAGTACGTCAGCGACTTTTTGTAAATTTTCCGATTTAGGGTTGTTATCGTCCCAACGATAAATTGCATTCTCTGCGAGACCCGCTTTAACTGCTAGCACCTTTAGCGATAAACCGCGTTGTTGTGCCATTTCTTTTGTTCTAGATACCAATGTCATATTCTTTGTCCTATGTCTAGACAAGAAAAGTATCAAACTTGTAAAAAATAGTGTTGACAAGTTACAAGTTTGTAGTTTATACTATTCCTTGTAAGTTAGTTAATAAGTTTTAAGCAAAACAAAAACACCTACATTTTATCAATCTTGGCGGGTAGATAAGGACGTAAAGGGTATTTGTTATGCGTATTTACTATGTCATTATAGTATGAAATTTGTAACTTGTAAAGACAAACTTACTAATTTAGTTACAAACAATAAAGGAGTTTATAACATGGCAGACAAGTGGGATTGGAAAGAAACACTCGCCAAAGCGCATTTAACACAAGCTGATGTAGGTCGACAACTTGGATTTAAAAACCCAGGGCAAATGAACGGATTGGTCACTAAAATGGTGCTTGCTTCAGGTAAAGGAGCAACAGCTTATGAAAAAAGCAAGTGGCAAGAAGCGTTGAACTTCATTGAGTTCAACCAACACAAACATGCAAAAAAGGAGAATGACGCATGAACGAAGTAGAAGTATTTAATTTCGAAGCGAACGAGGTTCGCACAGTAATTATTGATAATGAAGCGTGGTTCGTAGGTAAGGACGTAGCAGATGCATTGGGGTACGCAAAGTCTCGTAATGCGTTGATAAAACATGTCTATGAAGATGACGCCCTAAAACAGGGCGTCACTGATAGTTTAGGTCGCTCACAAGAAACAACACTCATCAACGAATCAGGTGTCTACTCACTAATCTTTGGTAGCAAGCTAGATAGCGCCAAGCGATTCAAAAAGTGGGTCACATCAGAAGTGCTGCCAGCAATTCGCAAAACAGGTAGCTATCAAGTTAAGCAGTTATCACCAACAGAAATGTTGAAATTGCAAAACGATTCAATTCTTGAGGTTAGCGAAAAGGTTGATCGCGTTGAAGATAAAGTTGATACGTATATCGAAAATCAGGCAGTCAATGCAACGGACTATAGTGCAATTAGCACGGCGGTGACACGCCGTGTTCATCAGTACTCAGCCATTCATCACATTGAAAAGGAAAATCGTGGGCCGCTGTTCAAAGACTTGAACAGTCAGATTAAGCAAGTGACCGGTGCAGGCAATCGTTCACGTATCAAGTCAAAGGACTACGACACGGTAATTCGATTTATCGACACATGGGAACCGTCAACAGCAACTAAGACGATTATCGAACAGACTTCGCTTGATGTTCGAGAAACAGCATAGGAGAAGACACATGAATACAAAAATTATTAACAAAAAAAGGTACCGAATCACACAAGTGACTGGTACCCGAACGGGTTCAATTTCAATTGTTACTTCTCAGGGTCTTCAATTGAAAACTTACCGTCGCCGATTTGGTAAATTGGGCGATTGGTTCGCCAAACAATTTTATCTGCATACGTTTCTTGATAAATAATAAAACCATTTGAATACAAAGAAATACCTTGGATCATCTCTGGTGTTTGGTTAATGTTAATCACATTTACTTTTTCAGTATTCGGTGTATCTAACTCGATTTTACCTTCTCCGAATTGATATTCATTATCCAAATCAAAGTATGAAAACAAATCTTTATTCTCATTCATAGAATTTTCTCCTTTCTCTTACTAGGCAAATGAGCCAGTAATTTAAGGATAGCATTTAAACACATTCACAACATTAGAAAAGGAGGCACTTATGCCAATGTTTGAAAGCAGGAGTTACCTGCAAAAAGAAATCATCGACAAGAATCATCTCGACATGCACTTGATGACGTTCCACAAATATATCAAGCGCGAAAAGAATTTCCCAAAGCCATTCTTCGTAAGCGGTAATCGTAAAAAGTGGGACGGCACAGCGCTTCAATATTTCATCGATAAGAAGTCAGGGAGGTAAATCATGAGTACACGACTACAAAAAGGGCTGCAACAAGAAACTGAATACTGGTTGCAACAAGGCAGGCTAAGCCGTTTCTTCAATGGTGTGTCTGACGAAATCATCAACGGCAAACGTTACTTGTTGTCAGGCAACACATTAGCAGCGCTGCAAGAAAGCGGGTGGATCTCATGACCGTACCTGACGCAGTAGATTTTTATAAGCCAGATGCGGCATATCAAAATATTATTTGGAAAGCCACGTTAATCAGTGAAGTCGATTATACCGAAGAAGAGGAAGACTTCGACACCGAAAAGGAAGCGCAGCTTGCAGTTGAAGACTGTCTTCAACTATTGGATTTGAAAATCAGCCAACTGATGAAAAAGCGTGAAAGCATTAGCGTTCAGTTGATTAGAAAGGTTGTGGACTGATGCGAAAAGCAGACAGACAGTATGCCTTATACAGGGGTGATGAGTTTATCGCTGACGGTACACCGCGTGAGATTTCTGAAAAGACTGGTAAGACATTTGATAGTTTGATGTTTTACACGACGCCAGCATATCGTCGCCGCGTTGAAAAAGCTAAAGGGCCGATTTTAGAAATGGTGGATTTGGAGGATGACGATGAAAGTTAATTACGACATCATGCTGCGCCATGCAGAACATGACCTAGAACAGGCAGAAGACGAGCTACGGCAGTTCAGAACGAACACGAGCTTGTCTATGACTGGCAAGGTCAGAAAAGAGACACTGCGCGGCATGGTGAGCTATAGGAACGCTTGCATACAACGTGTTGGGAACTTGAAAAAGGAGATGAGAGCATGAAGTTATCTGATAGTGAGCGTGAGTTACTGGTTTCAGAGATGTTTGCCATGTCAATCATGAATAATATTTCGTCACATATTAGTAAAGAAAGAGTGGATAGATAATGGAAAAGAAAACAACAGTAAATTTAGTTATTAACAACATTGATGATTTATATGAACTTATTGAAAAAGCCCAGACACAATCATCTGAGCTGAAAAAAACATTATTAAAAATAGAAACCTTTATTCCAGATGTTGAATTAACTAAAAAGAAACAAGATTAAATTCACTGCTAGTTTGAAACAAGTAATTTTTAAATGAAACTTTAGACTTCAAAAAGCTGACATCAATTACCCAGTTGTCTTCCTCTAGTTCATCAAATTCTTGTGCTACCTTGAAAATTAAATTTGTTAATCTAGTTCGGTTATTAATCAATGCGTTTAACTTATCTTTTGAAAACATAGCATCAGAATATCCTGATAAATAAGCGGTTCTCAGATTTACTTGTGATTCATGACTAATCTTAACGTGATTGTCCAACCAATTACCGGTTATCAAGTCATTATTGTATTCAAAAACTAAATTTTGAAAAGGAAATTGAATATTGTGAAATTCACAATATTCGGAAAGATTGTCCATAAAAAATTGAGCAGTGCGTACTTGCTTTAGTGTTAACATTTTTCTCCTTAATTATCTGATTCGGATAATCAGATACTATCAAATTTGCAAACGTCAGTTCGGTAAAGCGAACGTTTGTAAATTTAATAATAGCATCTTTATAAGAAAGGACAAGGTCAATAGATGTCTTTCAAGAGTAAGAAAATAAGTGCGATTTTAAAACAGCGCAACCTAAGCTGGTACTGGTTGTATCAACATACAGGCATTGGCAAAACAACGATTTACGACATCCGAAACGATACGAATAAACACGTTGAATTTGAAACAATGGAAAAAATAGCTGATGTACTAGATGTCAGCTTAGACGAATTTAGAAGTAAGGAGGAAGTTGAATAAGTGGCAGAAGGAAAAAGATATTTTTGGACTACGCTTTTGGTTAACGGTGTGAAATACGCACTTATAAAAAAAGATGGCGAGTATGTACTGGCTGATTTGCATTTAAACTATCAGGCTGCACCATTAACTGAATTACAAGTTCTTGATATTGGGTTAAAAACTAGTTGGTTTACAAAGGAGGAAGTTAAATAAGTGGCACAGCGAAGAATGTTCAGCAAAAAAGTGACTGATACAGACACATTTCTGGATATGCCATTGTCAACACAAGCATTATATTTTCACTTAAATATGCACGCTGACGATGATGGATTTATCGACAACACTAAGACAATTCAGCGAATGATTGGGTCTAGTGACGATGACAGAAAACTATTAGTCGCTAAACAATTCTTACTACCGTTTGAAAACGGCGTAGTAGTTATCAAAGATTGGCGAGTTCATAACTATATCCGCAAAGACACCTATAACCAAACGATGTACCCAAACGAGTTAGAACAGCTCAACATCAACGATTCCGGACAGTACGAACGACAAGATTTATTGCCGTATACAGAACGTCCACGGGACGTCGACGAAACGTTGACACAGGTAAGGTTAGGTAAGGATAGGTTAGGTAAGGATAGTAAAGATATATTGTCCGGTTCTGACGAACCCGACAGCACACGTATTCAAAAATCAGAACGTGATCAAATATTTGAAACCATCTGGAAGCTCTATCCAAAGAAATCTGGTAAAGCAAATGCCAAGAAAGATTTTGACAAGGCAATTAAATCAGGTATTGATCCTGAACTGATCAAATCAAAACTCAAAGAGTATTTGAAACAGATAAAAGCAAAACAAACACCACAGCAATACATCAAGCAAGGGTCTACTTGGTTCCACCAATATGGTTGGGAAGATGAATATGACTTTATACCAGAGGTTCGTCAATCGAATGGATACGGCAAGCAGAAGCGCGAAGGTATCGTGCCTAAGTTTTTACAAGGTTAGCCTATGAAGAGTTGGGTAGGAGATTATGTTAAAGCAGCGGTTAGTTTAAAAGCTCTAGGAGTTCGCACAATAGATTCTGGAGATAAATTCATACAAATAGACGTTCAAGAGTTAGGCGCACGTCTAAGAGCAAATGGGAGCCTTGCAGAGATGATGGCTTATGTAGAGGTCACGCCAGAATTTACAGTGGTGTCCACATGGGAATCATCGCCAACAGCAATCCAGACGTTAATTGATATGAGAGCAGAAAAAAACGCCTAACGGATGCCACCGTTAAGCGCTAGGTATAAATCAGATAAAAAATAATTTATACCGTAATTTTAGCAAGGAAAACGGAGTAAAGCAAATGACAAATGATGTAGTGGTTAGCAACCTACAAGTAACAAAGTTAACACCAGCGGTTATTGAAGCACCAAATCTTGATGATTTAGTAGCAAACACAGACAAGATGTTAGCCAAGTATCGTGAGTTTCCAGTATCTGAAGAAAGTTACGATATAGCAAAACAACAACGATCAGTATTGAATGCAACAATCAAGGATATTGCTGATCAACGCAAAAAGATCGAAAAGGAATTATTGGGTAATTGGACTGATATTAAGCCCAAGATGATGTTAATTGAAAAGGCGGGTAAAGCAGCATCTGACTTGATGAAAGAGCAGATGTTACCAGTCGAAAATGAACGCAAGGAACGTCGCAAGGCAGTTGTGATGAATGATGTCACGGCATTGGCTAATGATCAAGGTGTTGATTGGGCACGCATTCAATTCAATGAGAAGTGGCTCAATAAGACATATAGCCGAAACGATATGATCAAAGAAATTGATGCTCAAATTGTTCAGCTGAAAAAAGATGATGAATTGTTAGCATTGCAAACAAACCAGATTGAGATTGAAGCAAGTGGATTAGGAATTGATCCAACACCATATCTCTCAATGTTGGGGCTAAGAGACTTCGCAGACATCAAAGCGCAGATGCATCGTGATGACGAAATCAAGAAGGCACGAGAAGAAGGACGCCTTGCTGCTGAACAATCCCACAGCGAAGCTGTAGCAAAGGCAGAACAAGCGCGTGCAGAAAATGTACGGCAAGTCGGCGACAAGCTAGTTGATGAAAACGGTGAGGTGATTCAGGCACCACAACCCGTAGTTGAAAAGTCATACGACCGCACACTCTATATTATCGGTGCAACCAGTAAGCAACTTAACGGCTTGGCGGACTACATGAAAGCGAACGGTATTGCGTTCAGGGGTGAGAAATGACTGAATTTAGCAATTTGTATGAAGCGCTTGCTGAAACACAGAACAATATTGAGCAACCTAAAAAAGATGCTAGTAATCCAATGTTTAAATCGAGCTACGTGACATTGGATGCAGTGATCAATGCAATTGTTAAAGCTCGCAAGGCATCTGGCGCAAAATTCTTTTTCACAAATGTTGTGGAAGATGACCACATGATCACTCGGATTATTGGGTACGACACAACGCTGAACTTAAAAGGTTCAAAAGTTGCTGACGATCTTGGTAACCGTGGGACAAACTCAGCGCAGGCAGAAGGGTCAGCCTTAACGTATGCAAGGCGTTATAGCTTGTCTATGGCATTTGGGATAGCAAGTGATGTTGATGATGATGGTAACGGTGCAGGTGGCTCAAATCGCAAGCCAGCCACGCCTAGGACAATCTCACAAGAAAAAGTTACGTTGCTTGAAAAACTGATCGCAGATACATCACAACTTAGCGGACAAGACATGATGACATTTACGCTAAAGGCAGCAAATGTTTCGGCACTTAAGTTTGTGACAGAAGAAAACTACAAACCATTACTAGCAAAAATCACTGAATGGCATAAGAAAGCAGAGGAAAAAGCAAATGAACCAAGTTAATTTAACAGGACGACTAGCAAAAGATGTTGAAGTGCGTTACACACAATCGGGTAAAGCAGTGGCCAGCGGATCTATTGCGGTTAATCGGCGGTTTAAGTCTGAAGGTCAACCAGATGCAGACTTCATCAACTTCGTTATGTGGGGGAAACCTGCAGAAAACTTTGCGAATTTTACACATAAGGGATCACTTGTCGGTATGGGTGGCGAATGGCAGACACGAAATTATGAAAACAACAGCGGACAACGTGTCTACGTTAATGAATTAAACGCCACAAGTTTTGACCTATTGGAACCGAAAGGTGGGGCAACTAAACAACCGACCCAAATGAATAATGCTGATCCATTTGCAAATAGCGACAACGGCAAAATGGAATTTGATGACTCACAACTACCGTTCTAAGAAGGTAGTGCCATGAAAGAATTTCAGGCATACCCGATCAAGAAAGATGGACGAGACATCACATTCAGGTTTCGTGATGAAGAAGACGCGAATAAATTTCAGTCGACATTCAATCTGTTTAATCAGACATTGATTGAAATCCAAGTGAGAGATGACCGTGAAATCACTGCTAAGCAACGACGGTTCATTTACGCAATGTTCAATGACATTTCAAAGTGGTCAGGCGATGCACCGGAATTTGTCAAACAATGGTTCAAGCTCTCGTATGAATATTGGCAAGAATTAGATGAGTTTTCGTTACGTGATGTCGAGAAATCGGTAGCAGCGGGCTTGATCACGTTCATGTTGGACTTTGTAGCGGACCACAACGTACCACTTAGTTTCATGCCACTAGATGCACTAGAACCAGAGGAAATAGCGCACTGGGAGTATCGGGCATTGATAGAAGGATTTGATGTCATTGACGGTTCACGACCAGTTGAGATGGCTCACGGTGAGCATGCAGTCGGTATGGGGCGTGACCGCAACAAAATTAGCAATGTCGATAACACGGTATTCAGTCTAAGCCACATACACCACATGGAATTGCACAAGATCGGATTAAACGCATTCAAGAGTAAATATCACGTGAATGGTGTACACGTCACGGACGAGATTATCCAGCAACTAGAAAGCAGAGGACGACGATTTGGTTCAACAAATAATCAGATATAAAAAAGTCACGCTTGATCTAACACATTTAAAGCCACTAACTTTGAACAAATATATCGAAGCAGAACGAAAGAGCAAATACATTGCTGCAAAACTAAAGCGCATCGGAACGGCTTATGCACGCGGTGTGTTTCTGCAAGCTATGGTAGATAACGTGTTGTTCACATGGCCAACGAAGGTGAAGTTTGACTGGTATTTAGAAGACCGTCGTATTGATCCTGATAACTGGGCATTTACACAAAAGTTCATCTTTGATGGCATGCAGACAGCTAAGTTACACGGTAAAGCGTTTTTGGAGAATGACAATGTGAAAAACGTTGGCGGATTTGATCATGATTTTTATCTCGATAAGTTGAATCCGCGACTTGAAATTTATGAAATGGAGGCAACGCATGAAATATGACGTGAGAATTGACGGACAAACAATTGAAACTTTCGATACGTTTGAGGGAGCGAATGCGCAAACTGAAAAGCTGAACGGTACATTATCACTCACAGCGCCAGATAAGAAAGCGATTGTGGTCGGTGACTACGGAAGGGTTGGTGATTGATATGGTAACAAAAGGTGCTTTCAGAACCTCATCAAAGAAAGAATTGTTGTATTATTACGCAAATTCTGTATACAACACCCATTATGGGCGAGTTATCGCACAGGCCATGATAGACAATGACTACACTTATAGCGAAGTAGCCAGACGAGCAGGTCTAAGCGATCCAACAAACGTCAGGGTGATTGTTAGCGGACAACGACGCGATCCGTACTTTAGTTCAATTGCCAAGATTGCATCAGCGCTTGATCTAACATTGGATAAGTTTATGGAGGGTGTGAAATGACATTTGCTGAAACAATCGAACGAGTAAATGGAAATAGCGAAGATGAAAATGGTGGTCATGGTTACGTGGAACATGCAGCATTCGGAAACAAAATTGTGCATGTGTTTTATGCAGATGATAATGAAGGATGTGAAAATAATGGCATTTGATGAAGCGATTAAAAGGCTTTCACAGGATATTGATAAAAACGGTGGACAAGAAAAATATCAAAAGGAAGTTATCGCAACTTTAAAATCATTGCAGAAGGAATATGCTCCAACGGTTGAGATGACAAGTGGAAACAAAGCTACTTTTATACAAGAGGGAGACAGTTTGTCTAAATTGTTAACTGGTTACTATGGTTTTGATGTGCTGTATTGGGGAGATGTTTCTGAACGCAAAGTAGCGCAAGCATGGTTACACCCAGAGAATATTAAAGTGGTAGACGAATGAACGTAGTAGACAAACAGGTTTTCATCGTTGGATATCGCTATTCAGATAACGACCCGCGGCAGACATCAGGTAGCAGTTACAGCAATCTAGAAGACGCAGTAGCAAATGCAAACATGCAGATGTTCCACATGCCTAAGTTGAAAACGCAGGTGTTTAAGATGGGTCGAGCAACACCAGTGGAGGTGTAGAGGAGAAAGAATTTGCAGTATGACCGTAAACGAACAATTAAAAAAGTTGCTCTGTTCTTCGGTGATCCGACTGCCATCAATCGTTCAAGTGAGTTTAAAGACTTAATTGACTTGGCTCATCTCACACCTAATGACTTGATGTATCATTCGCCCACGATTTCAGACATGCCGAGAGTGACATCGTTTGGTAATCACACAGAAGACGCAACAATTAACTTCATGGAAAAGATGAGCGAGTCGCAAACTGCTAAATGGAAAGTGCAGGTCATCTTGAGAGCAGTCAGGAATATGGACGGCAGGTTTGGTAATCTACTGTACAACAGGCACTTCATGCGGATGAGCTTTGATGAACTGGCAGATTTGACAGGGTATTCAAACGCTAACTTGAGTAAACTACTTAATACTGCATATCTAAAACTAGCGTTGTGGACTGCTGATGAACTAGATTTGATAGTATCAGTAGATAACGAGTATAAACATAGTGAATAAATATACGGTATATTAGTAGCATGCAAGATTAAACAAAGCGGGTTATTGCTCATCCCTAAAAGCATATTTGGGAGCTGGTTAGTAAGACACCGGTACAGAGTGAGCCAGCACCCAAATTTGGTCATATAGCTCAAATGGTAGAGCGCTGGAGTGAAGTCCCAGAGATTGCAGTTCAATTCTGTGTGTGACCATTCGCCTGACGAGGTGGTATAATACTATACAGATTTTATCTGAGTTGCGACTTCATTTGAAAGCGACTCCATACTAGTTAGGTAAACTCTGGGGTGAATGTATGGCAACGCGTCAGGTTCGAGTCCTGATCATTCACATTGCACTGCACCGGTGCATAAAAACGAGACGTGTGGCGGAATAGGTAAAGCAAGACAACTAGAACAATCGAAAGTCTTAAAACTGTGGGGTGCAAATCCTCACCGCGTCTTTGGCAGGTTGCGCAAGAGCGCCCCAGAATTTGAGTCGTTTTGGGTTAGAAATATCGGTTACAGGGTGCGACTCCCTGTCCTGTCGTTGCGGAAACGCAAACACAACTTAATGACCAGCTTGCCTGCCGGTCGTACATAACCAAAGAAATTGTGATAAAATATATTTTAGTCACATTTGATTTTTTTTATTTGGAGAACATCATGAATGAAGACGATTTGAGACTTATTAGGCGGTCCACTCGATCGGCAGAAGTAAATACACGACAAAAAAAGATGCCAAAAAAACGGGGAACATTGCAGCGTCAAAAGGCGCGTTCTGAGCTGTTTGAGAATAAGAATATTAATTACCAAAAACATATGCGTGAGTTTTAGGTAACAAACACTAACACCTTAACTGGTGTTTTTTTATTGACATACGAGCATTGCGGCGACGCAAACATAACTTAATTAGCGACTTGCCTGCGGCTCATACATAATCCAATGAATTGTGTTAAACTATTATGGTCAGCCCCGCAGGACAATTTTCTCACCGTAAAGGGTCTCCGGTTTTTCCTTAATTATTATCTTTAATTCAAAGTTACCATTTCGGGGCTGGCGTACATAAAAACAACACGCAACCATCACTTGAATGTGAACAGATAAGCTCTGACGGTTGCGTTTTTATGTGCCGCTGTATATACATAAAAGAGCAAATAATCACGTAATTGTGGTATTTCTAGTGTGACAGTTCGAGATGAAAAAATCCGATGTTTATAATATAATAGTAAAAAGGAGAAATAATTATGATTGTATTACATATTTTCTTTGGATTAATGATTTTGATGGGTGTTATCTTGACTTCTGTATCATTTCAAGGCGATACAAAAAAATTGACTAAACTCCAAAAATTCTCGTTAGTTTTCACCACATCAGCAATAGGTTTAGCGGTTGTTGCTGTTACAGCAGTATCAAGTTCGGTTTATATTGCAGTTGTGATGTTTGTGGTATTGGCGATGTATGAGTATTACACGTTCTTACGTAAAGTTGCTCAAAAGTGAAATTAATTTAAAAAATCCTGACTTTTGTAAAGTTGGGTTTTTTGTTTGGATATCTGTTAGACGCTGTAAAAATTCAAAAACTAAAGGGCAGACAAGGTGTCATTTTCCATAAAAATATAATATTTTGTTTTTTTAAAATATATAATTACCTTTAAAATTTTAAAATAAGTGAGTATTGTGATATATGTAAACGTTTAACATTATAAAAAAATTAATTTAATGTGTATAAACGCTTATTGACTTACGTATATATACATATTATGATGTTTAAGTTGTTCGAAAAATGATAAATGAAATTATAGGAAAAATTATATGACATACAAAAACAAATTTTTAACACTTATTACAGCTATCGTTATTGCACTTGCATTCGGTGCGACTAAGGTATTGGCCGATAATAATTCTTGGAAAGGTGCACCTAATTTAGGTCACACAAGAAGTATTATCGATCAGCTGGCAGGAAAGCTGAGTGATCAAACAAGTAAAATTAATGCGTTAAATCGTGAAAAAAATGACGCAAATAGTCAAGTTAACAATTTACAAAATCAACTTGATGGTTTACAAAACCAATTGAAACAAGCTAATGAAGACAAGCAACGCGAATTGAATCAAAAGCAAGCAGAAATTCAACAAAAAATTAATGAAATCCAACAAAAAATCGATGAAGGTAATCAAAAGGTTTCAGAAAAACAGAAAGAAGTAGATCGTATTAATAACGATTTACAAGCAGCAAATCAAAAAGCAAATGATGTTCAACAAAAGTTGAATGAAATGCAAATTAAGTACAATGAAGCTGCCAACAAAAATAGCGACCTTCAAAAGGAGTTGGATAATGCTTTGAAAGATGCACAAGATACAGAAGCTCATGCTCAACAAGTATTGGATAATAACAAATAAGTATGTGTATTCAAGAAAAATCGTCGGTTAGTTAAATCTAACGGCGGTTTTTTAGTACATAAAAATACACGGTCCGACTTACGTTGTAGGTTGGGCTTTTTTGATGAGGTAAAACATGGACGAGAAAACTAAAAAGCGCCTCATTCACATTCGAGACGCGACAGAAGTTAATAAGCAGCACAAGCAGGATTTAATACGCAGACGCGTAGAACGACATGAGCGGGCTCGTGTGCAGATTAAAAGTGAAGTGTTGGAGAATAGGCAGATTGATTACAAACGGCATATGAAGTGGTTGAGTTAGTTGCCGAGTGGCACGTGTGATAAGGAGAGTGGTTATGATTAGTGTAATTTGGAGTGTAGTAGCATTTATGATTGGAGTCATCGCTTTTATTTTCTTAGTTGGTGTAGCATGCATTCTAATTAAAGAGATAGTTAAAGTGATCAAGAGCGACTAAATTATCGTTTTAGGTTAGTTGGTAGGGAACCTTTATTATAAACTTTAATTTAATATTTGATTTTCTAATGGTATGATTATTGCTGCTGGAGGTTTGATATAGAATGAAATTTATTGTTGGGATAATTATCGGTTTAATAGTTTTCGCGGGCGGTCCGTTGTTTGTTCAATATACCCAATGGTTACCTGGTTCGAATGGCAATGGAGATTGGCTGGGGTTTTGGGGCAGTTATTTAGGTATTATTCCTTCCGGTTTGATTGCTTGGCTAGTTGCTACAAAACAAATTAACAGTTCGAAAGAAAACGAAAAAAAAAATTACATGGAGAAACTATATTTAGAAGATCTAAGAAAAATAAAACAATATGTTATTGAATGGGGATTTAGTGGTAGTTTTGGATATCCTTATGACATAAAAGCAGAAAGGCCTAAGCAAATTCATGAATCTGATATGCATCGGATTCGGAAAGTACTAAATATTAAACAAACAAAGAATTACTTTGATGTAATCGAGCATCCAATTTTTGATATGAAAAAAATTGTTGAAGGACTCCCTAACGACAAAAAAATCCTATTCAAAGAATATATAGATAAATTGGATTTTGAGATAAATAAATTTTCTTGGGAGTCAAACACTTATCTTAAAACAAAAAAACATTTTGATCTTGAAGGTGAGTTAGATACAACGAACATGCTGGACAGCAAATTGGTCTATGAAGAAATAGATAGCATATCTCAAAATTACATGCATTTTGTAAACGAATTGAATAAGGAGTTATCTGTATATTACAGAGTAGATTAAAGCGCTTCTGCGCTTTTTATTTTGCAATATAACATTGAAAGGAGGTGTCAAAATGACATGAAAAAGTATGAAGAAGCCGAACAAGATTATTTGTCTGGTTTGAAGTATAAGGACATTGCTGATAAGTACGGTGTGTCTGTAAGTACGGTTAAGTCTTGGAAGTCGCGCTATTGGAAATCCTATGATTTTGCAACCACATACAAGAAGGTTGCAAAGGTTGCAACCCAAAAGCCAACTGAAAAAGCCATCGATGAGCTGAGCGACAGTGAACTGACAGACAAGCAAAAAGCTTTTATATTAGACTATCTCCGTATTTCTAATGCCACACAAGCGTACATAAATGTCTATGACGTACCCTATGATATTGCGAATAAAGCAGGCCCGAGATTGTTGGTAAATGTTGGTGTTCAAAATGAAATAAAGCGTCTGCGTAAAGCTAAATTACAAGAGTTGAGTGTGGGCGTTTTTGATTTGATGGAAGATATGGTTATCGAGGCACGAGCTGATATTGGCGATTATGTTGAATTTGGTAAATACGATATGCTGAACACTGATATTGATGGTGATGTAATACTAGACACAGAAGACAATCCTGAGGTGTTTAGAAAGTCATGGGTTCAATTCAAGAATAAATCTAAGGTTGACACGCGACCTATCAAGTCTATAAAAATGGGCAAAGATGGTCCAGTTGTTGAATTACACGATAGAAACAAAGCGCGCCAAGAGTTGTTGAAGTATCTTGATAGTATTGGGTCAGGAACATCTGAAGATATTGTGATTGTCGATAGTTGGGGTGATGAAGATGACACCAACGATTAATATTCAGCAAGAGGTACAACCTCACTTTAAGGATGTATGGGTTTGTAAACAACCATATAACATTCTGTATGGTGGACGTAACTCGTTCAAGTCATCGGTAGTAGCCTTAAAACTAGCACGCTTGATGATTGATCAGATTGTACATGGTCGCAAGGCTAACATTGTTGTTATCAGAAAAGTTGGGAACACAATACGTGACTCAGTTTTTCAGAAGATACAGTGGGCTTTGAAGAAGTTTGGTATGATGGGGCGTTTTTCAGCTACTGTATCACCGTTTAAGATTACGCATAAGCAAACAGGTTCAACATTTTATTTCTATGGTTCAGATGACTTTCAGAAGTTGAAGTCAAATGACATCAATGACATTATTGCCGTGTGGTATGAAGAATCAGCCGAATTCCAAAGCGCTGAAGAATTTGACCAGACAAACATCACATTCATGCGACAAAAGCAAAAGGATGTGCCACACGTTAAATTCTACTGGTCGTACAACCCACCACGTAATCCCTATGCTTGGATTAATGGGTGGGTAGCAGAAAAGAGAGGTGATCCCAATTATCTGGTTGACTATTCAAGTTATCTTGACGATGAATTAGGGCTACTGAAGGCTAATGGTGGTCAGATACTGGATGAAATCAATCGCATCAAGAACAACGACTATGATTACTATCGCTACATCTATCTAGGTGAGGCGGTTGGTTATGATAGCAACGTTTATAATATCGATTTGTTTAAACCACTTGATGAGTTGCCGAGTGATGATCCATTACGTTATGTTGCTTACTCATTAGACGGTGGTCATTCACAGTCAGCGACAACTGTATCACTGTACGGCATCACGCAAAAGAATAACGTCATCTTATTAGATACGTTGTACTACTCACCGTCTGGTCAAACCGTTAAGAAGTCACCTAGCCAATTAGCTAAAATGGTTTATGAATGGATCGTGAAACAAAACAAGGATCCACGTTGGGGACACGTTGAAGTCATTAAGCGGACGATAGATAGTGCTGAAGCAGCATTAAAAAATCAGTATGCCGTGGACTACGGTATTAGTTGGCATCCGGTAGCTAAAAAGAAAAAGCAAGAAATGATAGATTACGTTCATTCGTTAGTAGCGAGTGGGCGTTTTTATTATCTCAATACACCAGCCAACGAGATATGGTACGTACAACATCGTGATTATCGATATGATGACAAGACAATCAACACCGATGACCCAAAAGTAATCAAGGAAGATGACCACACCGTGGATCAGACACAATACTTTGTGCTTGATAATGCTGCGCTGCTTGGTCTCAAATACTAGGAGGCTACATGAAGCTACTAGATAGAATTAAAACAATGTTTAAGATAGGAGGCGCACAAATGGGCGTTGTAAGTTCACTGAATAGCGTATTAGATCACCCAAAAATTAATGTGTCACCTGGTGAGTATGACCGCATCAAGAAAGACTTGATTTATTTCAGGGGTGAATATCCAGATGTAAGATACAACAACACATCAAGACAATCAAAGAGCCGACCGTTTCAACCTTTGAACGTGGCTAAGGTGGTCGTTCAACAACAGGCGTCTATCCTTTTCAACGAGAAAGCAACATTTGCGATTGAAGGGAACGACAATGCTGACAAGTTTGCACATGATGTATTAGATGCGAATGATTTCAATAAGTCATTTGAGCGTTATCTTGAAAGTATGTTAGCTTTGGGTGGCTTAGCTATGCGACCTTATGTGTCGGGTGATGAGATTAAAATCGCCTATGTTCAGGCGCCTGTATTCTTTCCACTGCGTTCGAATACGAATGACGTGAGTGAAGCAGCAATCGCTACTAGAACAACACAAGTTGAAAAGGGGCATAACGCTTACTACACACTGTTGGAGTTTCACTATTGGGACGACAAGGGCTTGTATCACATTGATAACGAGTTGTATCGCTCAGATGAAGCGAATGTGACAGGTGTACAGGTACCATTGACTAATCTCTATGACGACTTGGAGCCAAGCGTGACGCTTGCTGGTCTGACACGACCAATGTTTATTTATCTCAAGCCGTTTGGATTCAACAACAAGGATATTACTAGTCCGCTTGGATTGTCTATTTATGACAATGCACGGCCAACGCTTGACCAGATTAACACCGCCTATGATCAATTCTTTTGGGAGTTGAAAATGGGGCAAAGACGTGTGGCAGTTCCTGAAGGCATGATCAGTGTGCGTGTGTCTGAAGGTGGTGAACGTCAAGAAACGTTTGAGCCTGACCAGAATGTATTCATTGGCATGGGTGCAGGAATTGACGAAATGAAAGTCACTGACTTAACCACACCAATTCGTGCAGACGACTACATCACGAGTATCAATCAATTCTTGAAGACACTTGAGATGCAGGTCGGGTTATCTGTTGGTACGTTATCATTTGACGGACAGGGACTGAAGACAGCTACTGAAGTTGTGAGTGAAAACTCAATGACTTATCGGACACGAAACAGCCATCTCAATAATGTTGAGAGAGCTGTACAAGAGTTAATCGTGACGATTTTGGAGTTAGGTAAGGTATTCGGACTTTATGAAGGGGACTTACCAACATTAGATGACGTTCGTGTCAGCTTTGATGACGGTGTTTTCCTGGATAAGACAAGTGAACTTGCTTATTGGAGCCAAGCGGCTGCAGGTGGGCTAGTTTCAAAGCGATATGCTATGAAGAAACTGTATCGTGATTTGAGTGATGAAGAATTAGACACGATGATCGCAGAAATTAACCAAGAACAGCAACCGCCATTGTCTAATGTTGATACTGGTATGTTTGGTAATTAGTTATGGCTAAGAAAATACCAAACAACGATGACCAAATGACACTGGGAGCATCGCTATTAGGTGAGTTGTATGAAGAAATTGCCCAAGAGTTAATGCTACGCATGATTAAACGCATGATTGAACGTGGTGCAGTTGATTTAGCCGAAAATCCATATGTATGGCAGCTACAAAAGTTGCAAGACATGCACATGCTGAACGCTGAAAATATCGCCTATATCAAACAACAAGTTGGTGTTGCTGACGAATTGATTGACGAAATACTGGTTAACGAGGGCATTACGGTTTATCAAAAGACTGCTGATCAACTCGCTAACGATTTAAACCAGCCAACACCAAGTAACGATGTACACCAAACACTTGAAGTTATTGCAGCACAAACAACAGCAGACTTACAAAACTTTGTGAATGAAAGTCTGTTGTCTAAGAATTTGGGTGTCAATCCAGCAATGATTGCTTATCGACGTATGATTACTAAAGCCGTTGTTAATGTAACGACTGGCGCTATGAGTACACAGCAAGCTTTCTCTAAGTCAGTAGAGCTTGCACTGGCCAAAGGTATATCATCATCCTTTAAAGACAAGGGTGGGCGTAACTGGCGCTTTGACAGCTATGCTCGTATGTTAGTGCAAACGACAACGTACAAAACGTACAACGTGATGCGGACACAAGCGGCCGATGAAATGGGTGTGTCAACATTCCACATGAGTTCACACAAGGCAGCACGACCCGCATGCGCACCAATTCAAGGACGTATCGTCACCAAACAGCCTAAAGGGTTTAATAGTGAAATTGGTTATGTGCCGTCACTCTATGAACATGATTGGGGAGAAGCAGGTGGCACACTAGGTGTTAACTGTCACCATGTTCTGACACCATTTATTATCGGGGTGAACGAACTACCTGATGAAGATATACCGTCACCTGAAGATGCTATTGCCAATGCCAAAGAGCAAGCGAAACAGCGGGCGTTTGAACGTGAAATTCGTGATGCTAAGTATCATCTTGAAGCGGCAAAGCTACTAAAGGACAAAGATTTAATTGATAAGTACCGACAACGCGTGAGTTCACTGCAAAGTGGCATTAGGGAATTACTTGATCAGCCTGGCAATGACTTCTTAAGCCGTGACTATTCGAGAGAAAAGGCGTTTAAGGATGCAAAACGAATTGAAGCGTTGAAAAATACGCTGTCGAATTAACCCACGGGGACCTGAACATGTCCCCGTTTATCAAATAAACCGTTCTTTTTTCATGCACAAAATCCATGGCAGGGGTGACTGCCGGAACAACACCTGAGGAAAGTATATGAAAACAGAAGATTTAACTGCGATTGGTTTGACAAAGGAACAAGTCGATAGAGTTTTTAAGTTACATGGCCAAGAAGTGAACGACCTGAATGCTCAAGTATCAACATTGACTGCTGAACGTGACGGTTATCAATCACAGGTTGATGATGTAACAACAAAACTCAATGATGCAAAGTCGGCGGCAGGGAACAATCAAGAATTGACATCTCAGTTGCAACAATTGCAATCAGACTTGGACTCAGCCAAGCAAGAAGCAGAAAACCGTGTCTCACAAACAAAAGTGGACTATGAATTGAAGCTTGCTTTGAAAGAAAACGGTGCTTTAAATGATAAGGCCGTATCAGCATTATTAGATCGTGATGTTATCAAGTTGGACAAGGAAGGTAAGATCACTGGTCTATCTGAACAAATCGAAGCAGTTAAGACTGAAAATCCATTCTTGTTTGAAACGCAGGCTGATCCAATTAAGCCAAAAATCGTCAATTTTGGTAATCCAAACCCTAATCCTGGTGGTTCAGGAAAGGCGATGGCGGATTACACGTACAAGGAACTGTCGGATTTGAAGTCAAACAACCCGACAGAATATCAAGCCCTATTAGGAGGTAATTAAATATGACAACTACAGTATTAGCAAACTTGATCGACCCAGAAGTAATGGCCGATTTGATTGAAGCACAACTACCAAAAGCGATTAAGTTCAGTGCAATCGCACCACTTGATACAACACTGGTTGGTGTACCTGGTTCAACACTTACTGTCCCATCATACAAGTACATTGGTGATGCGGATGAAGTTGCTGAAGGTGCAGCCATTGAGTATTCGAAGTTGGAACAAACAAAGCGCACGATGACTATCAAGAAGGCAGCAAAGGGTGTTGAAATCACCGATGAAGCAGTCTTGTCTGGTTTGGGTGATCCAGTTGGTGAAGGACAACGTCAAGTACGTATGGCCATTGCCTCAAAGATTGACAATGACATCCTTGCCACAGCATTAAAGGCACCGTTGAAGCTCACTGCAGACATTGACTTGGACTTGATTGACAAGTTGGAAGCAACGTTCACTGATGCACCTGATGCCATTGAAGATAACAACATCTCAACTACTGGTGTTTTGTTTGTGTCTTATAAGGATGCTGCTAAGTTGCGTAAGTTGGCTGGACAAGATTGGACACGACCAACACAACTTGGTGATGACATCTTGGTTAAGGGATTGTTTGGCGAATTATTGGGTTGGGAAATTGTTCGCTCAATGAAGTTAGAACAAAATCAATTCGTTGCCGTTAAGCCTGGTGCTTTGAAGACTTATTTGAAGCGTGACATCTTTGCTGAAGTCGGTCGTGATATGGATCATAAGTTGACGAAGTTCAACGCTGATGAACATTACGGCGTGGCTATCTACAACGATGCCTTGCTTGTCGCATCTACGACAGTACCATCTGCCTAAGGAGGTGAAACATGACTGATCGATATAAGGTAATCGTGCCAGAATTTGCTGATGCAAAAGCGAATGGTGTTATCCGTAAGCAAGGCGACTTGATGCCGGTAAGCACACCAAAGTCACGAATTAATGATTTACTCGGGGATCACAATGACGGTCGTGACGAACGACTTCAAGGGTCACCAATCATTGCACTGGTCGAGGAAGAGGCTGCCGAAGCGGTTGAACCTGAACCAGACAATACCGACGAAACCGAATAGTTTCTAGATGGGGTGAGAAGCCCATTAGGAGGTCTTTATGTATTTAAGTAAAGAGGAATATGTCGCATTAAATCTAGGGACAGCACCTGATAATTATGATCAACTCGAAAGACGTGCCGAGATTGAATTAAATCGTGTGACGCGGTCATTCTATCTAACAACTGATTTAACGACTGACGTTAAGTGGCGCCGTGAGCCGTTTAAATTAGCCATGGCGTTCCAGATTAACCATATGCATACAAGTAAGCTAACGACAGCACAGGCAGTGTCTGACAAGCCCGTGAGCGTGTCTCAGTCTGTTGGTGGTACATCGATTAACAAATCATTTGCTAAGCCAACAACTGACGAGGCAACTATATTGTCGTTAGATGCAAAGCAAGCGTTGTATTGTACTGGTTTACTGTATTCGGGGGTCTCTTATGCTTGATAACCCCGATGAGAGTTTTTTGATCCATCAGATTGAAGTCTCAAAGTCTGAATTGAATGACTATGATACGCAAGTTTATCTTGAGTCTGAAACAATTGCGCATGTTCGAGTAGATGAACGGGAAGTATATAGCGGTAGTGGTTCACAACGTCAAAAGGTGGCTAATGCAACGATTTATATTTACGCCTTTAATCAACCTGGATTAGTGATTGATGATACGTGGCTTGATGCCAAGGTTTCTTTCCATGGTAAGTCGTTCATGGTTAAAAGTATCAATACCTATAGTCAAGTTGGTGTTGATGAAACCTATTCATGGGAGTTAGGGGTGATTTAATGGCCAACACAAAAATCTTGATTGACTTGAGTGGTGTAAATAAGAAGATTAGCCAGAAGGCTTTTCAGCGTGGTCAGTCGGCAGTAGCTAATCAAGCGTTAATTGATATGTCTATCTATGTTCCGAGCCGTAACGGCGAATTGAGGGCGTCTGGGCATGTCACGAGTAATAGTGTGCAATGGTCAACTGTTTATAGTCGTGCACAATTCTATGGGACGAACGGCATCGTTAAGTTTAAAAAGTACACCGTAAAGGGTACTGGTAAGCGTTGGGACACAAAGGCTAAAAAGTTACACATGGATGACTGGAAGAGGGCTTTTAAGAAGGGAGCAGGACTTTAATGGCAAACGATTTTGTTGAGCAATTGAAAAATAGAATTAAAGCATTGACAGCCTTGCCTGTTCGAGTTGGTTATCTGAGTGACGAGCCAATGATCGCTATCTATTCTTTGCCTGGTGGAAGTATTACTGGCGGGTTCATGAATGGCGATGTTGAAAGTAATTTGAACTATGAAATTGCAATTCAGCATCAGGATAATGAGATTGCTATCGCTCAAATGTGGTCAATCAATGAGTATTTAAGTGATTTTCACACTGTAATCAAGAGTGGAAATGGCTCGTATGACTTTGAAGATCTAAAAGTAGATAAGCCGTACCTAGATGAACGTGATGAACAAGGTATGTTCACACATAAGTTGAGTTTAACTGCAGCAATAATTGATAAAAAGGAGAATAACTAATGTCAAAATCAAAAAACGCGTTACGTCAACACTTTATCGCCCCATGGAAAAAGGGTGATACAACCGCGCCAAGCACAGGGGAAGCGTTCTTACCACTAGCAAAGTGGATTACCACTGTCAATGACGCATCAGACGAAGATACATCAGACGATGGGTACTATGACGGTGAAGGGACAGTTGAAAAGGTCGTTAATTCTGTAACGTTAGGTTACTCATTTGAAGGGTCATACGACAACGAAGACCCTGCACAAAAGCTAATTGCTGGGATGCGTACTAAGGTGGGTGATGATCGTAAGGTTTGGTTTAAGGTGATTTCGGCAGCCGGTGATGAAACATGGACTGGCGTGGCTGTTGTTTCTGAAATTGTGGCTGGCGATGGTGATGCTACGGAATGGGAAGCGTTTAAGGCTACAGTGACGTACATCAAGAGTCCAACGATTTCTACGACACCCGCTGCATAACTTTGGCGTTTTCGCCGTACATACAAGAAAGAGGAAATAACATGATCAAGATTAAGCTAAATAACAAGCAAACAGTACCGGTTGAATTGGGTCCAGTAACATTTGAAGTCGATGCAACCGATTCAGGCCTTGACCGCATCAAGAAAGTATTCTTAGGTGCGCAAAAGAAGATTGCGGAAATTGATGATAATGCAACCTTTGAACAAGTAATGGTCATTATTGAACCTATAATGGACAAAGCCTTTGAAACTGGTGTATTTCGTAAGGTATACGATTATACAGGTAGCATGGCGATTACGATGGGTGCCTTTGCACAAGCTATTGACGGTGTTCACACTGAAATGAACAAACGATCAGGCTTAGATAAGTACATTAAGTAGTATGAGGTTAAACGAGCAACTGACCGACATTATTGAGTTTGATGGACACCAGTATGAACTGAATATGTCATTCGATAATGTATTAACGTTGTTTGATATGTTGGCTGATGATGAATTAACTGAGTTTGAAAAATTGAACGGGGCAATTATTTTACTGGTTGGCCATGATATTGAGGTTGATTGGCAGACTAAGCAGGATATTTTTGAAGCGGTGTTCAAACAAGCGATTAATAGTACATCCGACGATGATGTTTCGTATGATTTAGCTGGTAATCCCATGCCGAACGGCCCAAGTGAACAAGAAAAAGATTTCGATTTAAAGCAAGATGCAGATTTAATATTTGCATCTTTTTTGTTTGACTACAAAATTGACCTTTTTGAACAACAGGGAAAGATGCATTGGAAAAAGTTTATCGCGCTTTTGAATAATCTATCCAGTGAGACCCCATTATCTCGCATTCGAGAAATACGAAACTATCAGCCTAGCAAGCATGACTCGGCTGAGTACAAAGAGAAGATGCAGAAATTAAAGCGTCGAGTGGCGCTAAGAGAGGAGTGAGATTATGGCTGATGGCAGAGTTGTTATTGATATCGATGCTAACGGATCGCAGGCTATTGGCGAAACTGAGAAAGTAAAGAAGTCGTTGTTTGGTCTTGGACCTGCGGCCGAAAAGTCAAATGGCGGGTTTGGTTCGATTGTAAAAAGTAGCGCACTGTTTGGGACTGTTGCAGGCGCAGCAATGGCAGTTGTTACTGGCGGTATCAATGCTATGAAGAGCAGTCTTGGTGGTGCAGTAGCACGGTTTGATACCTTGAATGCCTATCCAAAGGTTATGGCTCAAATGGGCTACTCAACCGATGATGTTACCAAGTCTGTTGGAATCCTTAAAAAGGGTGTTGACGGACTACCAACATCATTGCAAGACTTGACCAAAAGTGCGCAGGGCTTTGCAATCCTAGAAAAAAGTGCGACAAAAGGTGCTGAAACAGCAACTGCCTTAAATGATGCCTTTCTTGCATCTGGTGCTAGTGCTGGGGATGCTTCTCGTGGTGTTGAACAATACTCACAGATGCTAGCAAGTGGCACGGTAGACTTGCAGTCATGGCGTACTTTACAAGAAACGATGCCTTATGCCTTGACCAAAGTTGCTAATTCGTTTGGTTTAACAGGTAAGAGTGCCGAACGTGATCTGTACGCTAAGTTGAAATCTGGTCAGATTACTGTCGATCAATTAAACGCACGGTTTGTTGAACTTGATGGTGGTGTGAACGGATTTGCAAACACAGCACGTACAGCATCTGGTGGTATTGGTACATCATTTACAAACATGAAGAATGCCGTTGTCAACGGGTTAACAAACATGCTGACAGCAATTGATAACGGTATGAAGAGCGCTGGCTTGGGTGGTATTGCTGCGATATTTGACCAGATGAAGCAAGGTATTATCGCCTCATTTGCAGTAATCAACGGTGCTGTTCAAGCTGGCATGGTGGTTATCGGTGGTGCTATCAAAGGCATGGCCGGTATCTTCACAACAGTCTTGGGTCCAGCCTTGGCGTTCGCTAAGCAAAGCTTTGCTGTCTTTGTTCAAGGGACAATTACGGCATTACAACCAATGTCTGGTTTGCTCAACCACATCAAAAACGATATTGATCGTAGTTTTGATGCAGGCTCAGCAACTTCGGCGCTTATTGGTGCTTTTTCACAAGTTCTTAACGTTCTAACAATGGTTCGTAATGTTGTCATTGATGTTGTTAAAGGCTTTTTGAATACTAGTGCAGTCCAGTCAGTATGGCAAGCAATCGTATCAGTCACCACAGCGGTGTTTAATGTTATTCAGTCACTAGTTATTGCTGTTGGTAACGTCATTGGTTCATTCCAAAGTGTGGATTCATCTAAGTCTGTTTGGGAATCCCTTGGGACAAAGATTGGTAATATTGTCACTGCAATCGCCAACATGGTTCAAGCTGTTGGTGATTTTATCAATATGATCCTAGCTATACCTGGTGCAACGGACGTTATTTCAGCACTTGTGTTTAGTATCGGTGGACTTGTACTAGCGTTCAAAATTGTCGGAACAGCAGTGTCGGTTGTCGTGACGGTTATCAATACATTCAAGACGGCTGTTGCAGTCGCACGTGGGGTGATGTTAGCGTTTAACGCAGCATTAGTGGCTAATCCGCTTGGCATTATCGTACTGGCAATCACAGCGGTAGTTAGCGCATTGATCTGGTTCTTCACACAAACACAAACCGGACAGGCAATTTGGGAGAAGTTTTCAGTGTTCATGGTTGGTGTTTGGCACGCAATTATTGCGTCCGTTCAATCAGCTGGACAATTTATTAATGGTGTGTGGAGTAGCGTAGTTTCTAATGTTCAAACAGCATGGTCTGGAGTTGTTGCTTTCTTTGCCAACATTTGGACTTCAATTATTACTGGCATTCAAACAGCGTGGTCGGGTGTCACTGCGTTCTTTACTAATATATGGAATTCAATTATTTTGACATTACAACCGCTATTTACGTCTATTAGCCTAGGATGGAATATCCTTGTAACATCTTTAACCGGTATTTGGAACGGCATTGTTTTGGCTGCCACGGGTATCTGGGGACTACTCAAAGATGTCATCATGGGTGTTGTTTTGTTAATTCTTGATTTGGTAATGGGCAACTTCACACAACTAGGTGCGGATGCTGTGATGATTTGGAATAGTATCGTTTCCAACCTTGGGTTAATTTGGAATGGAATTGTCGCCATTGCAACATCTTACTTCACTGGTGTCATGAACATGATTAGTTATATTTGGAACTCGATTGCAAGTTTTGCTGTATCAATCTGGAATAGTATCGTCTCAACAGTATCCGGTATTTGGAACGGATTTATCAGTATTGCTTCATCATTCGCTAGTGGGTTATGGAACGGTATTGTTAGCATTTGGAATGCAATCCCTGGTTGGGCGTCAGGACTTTGGAATAGCGTTAAGGCAATGGTTGCATCTGTATGGAATGGTATTGTCAGCACTGTTGTAAGCATGGCTAATACAGCTATTAGCGGACTTAAAGGCGCATGGAATGGTATTACTGGTTGGGTTTCCGGCTTATGGAACGGTGTCAAGTCAACTATCCGGTCAGCTATGAACTTTGATTTAGGTGCTGCCGGTCGTGCGATTATGAGTAGTTTCCTAGGTGGTTTACAGGCTGCATGGGGTGCTGTTAAGTCGTTCGTTGGTGGCATTGCTAGTTGGATTAGAGAACATAAAGGGCCAATTAGTTACGATAAAAAGTTATTGATACCAGCTGGTAAAGCAATTATGACTGGTTTTGGTAATGCGTTGAACGATCACTTTGCTGATGTTAAGACGTCAGTATCATCATTTGCAGGACAAATATCAGACGTCATGGCCACTGGTATTGATAATAATGCAAATACGGTTGTTAATGCGATGAGTAACATGGTTGATTCAGCTATTTCAGCTGTTCAAGATGCCGACATCGCTGGTTCAGTTCAAGATGCGTTCAATGTATCACCGCAAGTATCAGCGTTACTTGGCGGAAGGTTCACAGCTGAAGGTTCTATTGCCTCAGCAGGTGGTGCACAAGCCAACGCAATCAATACAACTAACTCAAGCACACAAACACATGTACAAAACATTACGTTCGGTCAAGTTGTGTGGAACGGAAAAGACGACATCCAAAAGACACTAGAAGACTTGGGATGGCAAGCTAATATCAATAGGAGAGGGGCGATGGCATAATGGCACAAGGCGTTGTAACGTTTGCTGGTAAATCATCAAATACTTACGGCATGCGGTTGCTTGCCAAAATAACATTTGAAACACCGGGGCGTGATTATGATGAAATTGAAGTTCCGGGGCGTAATGGATCACTTCTAATCGACCGTGGTCGGTATAAGACGATTGGTCGTGACTTTGATTTTGTTATTACGAAATTATCAAGTTATCCTAGCATCGAGGCACAATTAAACAGCATTTCAAACTGGTTGAACGGTGCGAAGGGTTGGCAAGATTTAACGTTTGATGGTGATCCTGATTATACCTATCGCGCAGCGATCGCAAGCTCACTTAATTTTGATCGTGAGTCACCAACTAGAGCAACAGGAACGATTTCATTCATCGTTCATCCGGTAAAGTATTTAAATACTGGTCGGAATTCGGTAGCGGTAACAACTGGGCTAACACTTGTTAATCCGTATGTTATCGAGAGCTTACCAAAAATAACAATTAACGGCACAGGCGGGGGAACCTTTAACTTTGGTTCAACCGCTTTTCGTTTGCAAAACATCACAACAGGCATTGTGATTGATGTTCAAAATCAGTCGGCCATCTCACTTAATGATGGGTTGCCGGCATATAGTCAGGTTTTGACGTACCCCTTTCCAACTTTGGTGCCAGGGAACAATAAAATCACGTTTCCGGCAGGCTTTAGTATGTCAATCATTCCAAACTGGGGGGTATTAGTATGAGTAGTCCAATTATTTTTGAAAAAGGTACACGAGACTTCTCGACACTCGGATTGGGGTTCTTGTCAGATGCCATTCAAGCAACTACAACTGAAGAATTGAACGGCCAATTTATCTTTGAAATGGACTATCCAGCTTCTGGCAACAATGCTGATTTGATTAAAGAAAATCGTATTATCGTTGTTAACTCAGGGCATATTTTAAAACGCCAAGGGTTCATTATCCGTCAAATTGTTCGCAAGATTGATTTGACAATGACCGTTTATGCGGAACACGTCAGCTATGCGACACTTGATGTTGCTTTGTCACCGATCGGAACTATTTCTGGGGATGCGAAGACAGCGCTTGAGAATTGGAAAAGAATGCTAGTACCAGCTGTTGATTTCACAGTTGATTCTGACATCTTAACTACCAATTCAACATTGATTGGTGCGCCAGAATTTGAAACAGCTCGACAGGGGTTAGGTGGTCACACTGGATCAATTCTTGATGTGTGGGGTGGTGAGTATCAATTTGATAACTGGCATATCCGACTGTTAAAACAACGTGGTAAGTCTGCTAATGCGATCATTGCATATGGTCGAAACCTTATATCGTTTGAGCAAGATACCAATATTGCAGATACGTACACATCTGTCTATCCGTACTATCAGGAAAATTCTGGCGATGAGGGTAATAAAACCCATTTTCTACCAGAGCGAACGGTGGATAGCGAGTTCGTCGGGAAGTATCCCAATCCAAAAGTTTTGATGTTGGATCTGTCAAACAAGTTTAAGGACATTGCTGATTATTCAGAAACTAAGCTTAGAAATTATGCGCTATCGTATATCCAGTCAAACAACATTGGTGTGCCTAAAGTCAATATGAAAATATCGACTGTTGATCTATCAAGAGCAACGGGTGGTTTTTCAGAAGATATTGATCTAGGGGATACGGTTAATGTTTACTTTGAAAAGCTTGGTATCACAACATCAGCAAAAATTATTAAAGCTGTTTGGAATGTTTTGTCAGATGATTACGACAAGTTTGAAATTGGTGCTAGACGGTCATCGCTAACTGAAAGTATTTCAGAATTAGCAACAACAGCTGATGAGAATGCCAACAAAGCATTAAAACAGGCATTGGTTGCTCAACAAAGTGCAGACGGTAAAACGACCATTTATTATCTAAACAGTAGTGATCCATGGCCAACTAATCCAAATGAAAACGATACAGCTTTCGTCAAAGATGGCGAAAACAGTATTATGTATCGCTACATGTTCAACAACGATACAGGTGTGTTCAGTTGGGTCAAAATACTAGACTCAATGTCCGCTGATCAAATTAAGCAACGAGTTAGCGATGCTTTGGAATCAGGTAAAGCATACAGTGACCAACTAGTGGCCGACAACGTAGCACAGGTTAACACGGTGCTAGATGACGTACAAGCCAAGCAAGCCGACCTAACAGCCCAACAAGCTGAGCTAGACACCAAGGCACAAGAATACGCTAACAAAGCGCTTGATGATGCAAAGGCCGACACTTTGGCCACAGCCGCACAGACAGCTAAGACAGCATCAGACGCTTTAGCTACATCCAAAACAGACTTAACAACTAGCCTTAACAAAGAGGTAACGGACAGGACTACAGCAGTAACAGCCCTTGATACTAAGGCTAAGGGTTACGCTGATACAGCAAAGGCTGATGCAATTAGCGCAAGTACAACAGCACTTAACACGGCTAAAACAGACTTAACAACGTCCATCACTAAGGAAGTAACAGACCGCCAAAAGGCCATTACTGATTTAGATGCTAAGTCTACAGGTGCTATTAACCAGGCTAAGACTGATGCACAATCAGCGTTAGATGCTTTACAAGTAGGGACACGTAACCTTTTCCTTAACTCTAAGACACTTTGGAATGTATCAAGTAACGGTGGGGCTAATGCAAAAGAGGCTTTTGATACAACTACTAACATGTGGCACATCACGTCACCAGCGGGTAGCGGTATTAACAAAGGCATTTACTTTAGTATTGCTAATAACACAAGCACAGCTATACCAGTAGGCCAACCTTGGACTATATCCGTTGATATTAAGGGAACAGGGTTATTTAAACAAATAGGGCTAGAAAACTCAGTTACTAAAGGCCCAACAGGTAACTTACCGACTGACTGGACACGAGTATCAGCCACTGGTATTAGAACAACAGCTAATAATGTAGTTATGTACTTTGATGCCACAACGGTAGCCCTTGATGTCTATATCAAGCTACCTAAGTTAGAACAAGGAACAAAAGCCACTGATTGGTCACCAGCACCGGAAGATATTGTCTTAGACTATACGACCAAAGATGGCATCATCAGCCAGTCATTGACACAGTATCAATCTACAAATGATGGCAAGGTAACGAAGGCTCAATCAGATGCCACTCAGGCACTTGGTTTAGTAGCTACAAAAGTCTTACAAACTACCTTTGATACAAAAACAGGTGACCTTGATAGCAAGTACACGGCTGTTAAGCAGACAGCAGACCAGGCTAAAACGGACATTGTGGCTATTAAGTCTACCAACACATCGCAAGATACTAAGATTAACACCCTTACAAGTGATGTATCTGGTACAAAGCAGTCAATTAGTGATATTCAAACGGAGCAAGGTAAACAATCTACTAAGATTAACACTATCCAAACGGATGTATCAGGCACTAAGCAAGATATTAGCGACATCCAAGAGGCTAATGGTGTCCAAGATGGCAAGATTGCTAGTATCTCTACTACAGTTGATGGCCTAAGCTCATCATTTAGCACTTATAAGACTACAAATGATGGCAAAGTGGCTAAGGCGCAAGCGGATATCACGGCTAATGCTACAGCTATCAGTCAAAAAGTTAGTCAGTCTGACTATAACGCCAAGACAGGTCAATTACAGACAGACCTTAACACCACAACAACCACAGCCAATCAGGCTAAGACGGATATCGTAGCCATTAAAAAGACTAACACCGACCAAGACACACGGATGACAACCATTGAGTCAGACGCTAATGGTATTAAGACGACTGTTAGCTCATTACAGACCACAGCTAACACCCAAGCGGGTAGCATCTCAACCTTGCAACAACGGGCAGATGGTTTTGACGCTACGGTAGCTACTTTGGGTCAGATTAACCAACTGTTTAACACAGAATTTAGCCCAGACTTTGCTGGTTGGGTATCTGGTGACAGCCCATTAGGTAAGTGGGACCCCTCTACCTCAGTGTTATTGCAAAACGACTCAGGTTGGGCATTAGGTGACGGTAAACATAGTGGAAGTAACGTACTTAAGAAGTCATTTGTATCAGGTAGCCGTTCCCAATTTTCTAGCCTACCTATCCCAGTAGGGGCAGGACAAGCAGTAGCGGGCTCTATCCAAGCACAAAGTACGACAAGCTATGACGGTAATGTTACCGCACGTATTGATTTTAGGTACTACGATAGCACTATGAACTATATCAGCATGGATAGTGTCTCATCAGGTAAGTTACTAAGCTGGACGACAGTACAAATGGCTAGGACAACACCCGTTAACACGGCTTACATTGTCTACGTGTTACTTACAAACGGAACAACGGGTAACAACTATTACAGCCAACCCATGCTTACATTTAGCAATAAGGTAGGGCGGTATGTACAAGGTAATTACAACAACAATGCAAGTGTAGCTAAGGCTCAATTAACAGCCGATAACGCATCATTAGCCTTGTCTAACTATAAGTCTGACGCAGATGGGCGTATTAGCAAGGCGCAAGCGGACATTATCGTGAACGCCAACGCAATCACGCAAAAGGTCTCACAATCAGACTACAACGCTAAGACGGGTGACCTCACCACAAAGGTTAACACCGCCCAAAGTACAGCGGATAGTGCCACAAGCACTATTGGGTCATATAAGCAAACTAATGACGCACGTGTAGCCAGCGCTGAAAGTAAGATAACAGCCAACGCAACGGCTATCACACAAAAGGTTAGCCAAACAGACTACAACACCAAGACGGGCCAGATTGATGGCCAAATTAGCACGATTAACCAGACCGCTGGTCAGATTAGCCAAAGCGTGTCCAACGTAAAGGCACAAGTAGACGGTTTAAGTGTGGGCGGGCGTAACCTTTACCTCAATACCAAGGCGCTATGGACGGGTGGAATTGGCAACAACGGTAGCAAGGTAACCCTCACGCTAGAGGCTTTTGATAGCACTACTAACATGTGGCACCTTGTAGCGCCACAGCAAGCCTATGGCAATGCAGGTATTTATCTAGGACAGGGTGTTATCCAGACAGGCGATAACTGGGCGCTTAGCTTTGACGTAAAGGGTACAGGTAACTGGTCAAGTAACGGGGCAAGGCTTGAAAACTCAACTGTCACTAAGTCAGTTGAACCCCTCACAACAAGCTGGGCCCGTGTATCATCAACTGGTAAAAAGGTATCAGCAGGTGGGGCTACGATATTCTACTTTGACCTTACTAACTCACCCCTTGATGTCTATATCAAGCTACCAAAGCTAGAAAAAGGCACATTAGCTACAGATTGGTCACCAGCACCCGAGGACACCGACAACAAGATTAGCACCGTATCACAAACGGTGGACAGCATCAGCAGTATCGTATCAGACCCAACAACAGGGCTAACTAAGCGGGTACAGACGGCTGAGGGTAGTATTAGTACTGTACAAAGCAACGTGAGTGACCTACAGAGCAAGCAGACGCAGACGGCCAACGGACTAACCACTGAAATTAGTAACCGTGCTACGGGTGACACCAACACCCTGACACAGGCCAAGGACTTTACGACAAGCTCAATCACAAGTAGTGAAACGGGTATGAAGTCGTTAATCACCCAAACTAGCGACTCTATCATAGCTAAGGTTGATACAAAGACTGACTCAGACACGGTCTTATCTTTACTAAAGGACAATTGGTCAATTGGAATTGCTGACAATGCCGGTGCGCTTGCCAGTGGCATAGCCGGAGACCTTAACGGCATGACATTGATCAGTAAAAAAATCACCCTTGATGGTAATACAACAGTCACAGGCGACTTCTATGCTAAAGGTGGTAACTTCAAAAATCTTAACGCCTCAAATATTACTGCTGGTAATTTGGATGCTGATGAAGTTAGAATAATAAATTTGGACGTTAATACACTTACTGGTGATGTGTCTAGGTTCTTAGAGACAAATTGGAATGGCGCGTATGGCAGTACAAAAATTACGAGTACTGGTATGAAAATTAACACACAATACATTCAAGCTGATTTTCAAGGATTCGGTATGGATTTTAGGTACAGCAACAAAAAAATCGGCGGCATGGGAATATCGCAATATCTAAACGGCGAGCCAGGATTATCTATGCGATTGGAAAGCAACGGTGCTTATATGGCATGGTCTGCTAGAAATGAGGGCGATTCTACTGGATCATATATAGACAAATTAGCTTGGTACCGTCAAGGAAAACCAGCTCTTGGTGGTAATTACGGTTTCATATTCTCTGACCGTGTGACGTTTAATAAACCAATAAATGTTGAAGGCGCATCCATTAATCTTGGTTTCAGACCGATAAATCTTTACGGAAATAACTTTCCTTTCTTTGGAAATCAAGATAATATAACTGGTTTTGCGTACACAAGTAATGAAATTTATATGGTATTGCAAAACCAATATGTTAACTTATCAAATGTAATTAAAGCGCTAAGCGGGTTAGGTGCATGGTCAGTTCCAACCAATATCGATAGCACAGGAAAAGTCACACAATGGCGTAACGTCACTACTTAATATTAATAAAAAAGGGGAAAATTATGCAACCAAATAAAGATGTGATCATTAATAAGTTATTGCAACAGAACGCACAACTTACTTTTGATAAAGCGCAATTAGAAAGCGTTATTGAACAATACCAACAAAAAGCACAAGTAGAACAAGCTGAACAAGCAGAGGAGAAATAATCATGAATATGACAGTTGGAGATTTACAATTTAGTTTCGTTGACGGTAAGTTGACATTGAAGTACGCGTCAGTTTCTTTTAACGCAGGCACGTTTCCAAATAGTTTGAATGGTAATTTGCAGGTGACACCAGAAGACGGCGTTAGTTTGACATCAACAGAAGATGACATCAAAGCAGCAGCTAAGAAGAAAATTCAAGCGCTTATCGCAGATGCTCCGGCAAAAACAACGGAGGGATAAGATAGTGGAAGACATTTTGGAATATCTATTTGCAAACCTAAATGGGGCAACCGAAACGGCTGTCCTTTTTATTTTGGTCTTTTTTGACACATTTCTAGGATCGTTGTGGCGTAAGAAAAACGGTATTGCGAGAACGTCAAACGGTGGTCTTGGTGGCTTGATGACGTCAGTACCATTAGCGCTCATGCCTGTGTCAATTTGGGCGTTCACGATTTTAATCTCATACGTGCCTGAACATTTAGGTGAACGTGACTTCACATTTCAACCAGTGATTTTTGATGTCATCTCATTTGTGGTGACAATCATCATCGGCAATTATATGTTGAAGTCTATCTACGCAAATATGCAACTAGCAGGCATGGATATTCCACCGTTCATTAAGAAGTGGGTTGAAGACGAATATCACGTGAAGTTACAAAAAATGGAAGAAGAACCAAACGCGAAGAAAGAGGATAATAATGGCTTATCAAATTGAACGTAATATTGTAGTAGACCGCACACCACAAAGTTATGGCTATTCACAACCGCCTTATGCTTACGTAGTGGCTCACTCGACAGGAAATCGTGATAAGAATACGAATGCCCCTAACGGCTCATTTGACGGCAATGTGAACTGGTTGCACGACCACTGGGACAACGCCAACTATACTCATCTTGTTGGCGATGGGCGTGTAGCGCAGTTAATGGAAGTCAATCAGGGTAGTTGGAACGCTGGTTCAAATATCAATAACGATACTTATGCATCAGTTGAATTACTTGAGGGGGCTAAGTTTTCACGAGAAGATTATGAAAACTATGTCAACTTGCTACGTCAATTAGCTGACGATGCTGGTATTCCTAAGCGATTAGATCGTGACGGTAAATCATCGGGTATCAAGACACACAACTTCGTGACACGTGTCTTTGGTGCAACTGACCACGTTGACCCGCAACCGTTCTTGGAATATGAAGGTATTTCGTTTGAACAATTCCAACACGATGTCGAAAATGGTTTTGGTGAAGGTGGGGCAGATGTAACGCCCATTCCGCTTGCCAATCAAACAGTTCAACCATCGGGGCCAGACCAAGTGCTGAACGTTGGGTCAACAGTCCGTATCGATGGCAACTTTAGCCTTGATGATTTGGTAGAGTTCCCAGCTAAGTCAGGCAAGTGGTACGCAGTATCTAACCCATTGGCTATCCCAAAGGTTGACTACCATAACTACATTCCAGTAGGGCCGTTGACCGAAACGGATGACCAAGGGAACCCAACAGCTGACCAAGACTTCTCGAACGCCGGTCACTCGTACTTTAACTTCGGTGGCCAAACGTTCAAAGTGACGAATGTAGATGCTGACGCTGATGCAGTTGAAGTTCGAATCGGTGGGGAACCTGTTTGGATGCCTGCTGGTCCAATTACTGAAGTAGAAAACTGAACATAATAAAAAAGCCTAACTGGATTAACTTCTTGTTAGGCTTTTTTATTATGTTAATGTATAATCAATATTTAAAATGATATTGGACTGTTAAAGAGAGATTATGCACAAAAGAATGGAAGACATTGCTGCAATGCTTGATTTCATGGATGAACACGAAATCAAGATAGATAGAGCTGATGTCGATAAAATTAAATGTTTTTTATACAAAAATACTTATTTTTTCAAATTGATATCTTATCGAAAAAATTTCCAAGAAACCAACGGAAAATATAAACATTTGTCATTCGACACATTAATCGATATGTCAAACATTGATATGCGCTTTCGATATATACTACTTCATATGTGTTTAGATATAGAGCATGTAGCGAAGTCAGCTTTAACCAATGAACTCGTCTTTACCTATAAAGACGATGGATATGATTTTTTAAATAGATACATAAACGATAATCCGAATTCAGCAGCACTTAGACAGAAATTATTAAAGCAAATAAAACGAACAAATGAGAAATTATACAATAAGCACAAAGAATCATTACCATTTTGGGTAGTGATGGAATGTTGCGAATTTAGTGTATTGGAGTCAATACTGACGTTTTATATAAAAGAATATCCAGATAGCGCTCTGTCAGAAATGAAATACGAGTATATAAATAAAGAGGATCAATCAAACGAAATAGGGAATGCTTTATCATTTGTTAGGAACATCCGTAATAAAGTGGCTCATAATTCAGTACTGCTGAATGAGATCACATCGTATTCTGATAATAACATCGTTTTGAGACGGCCACATTTACTAGTGAATAAATTGTTAAGTAAAACAAATCTATCGCGAAACAGTAAAACAAGTCGCTTAAAAAATGCTACATTGTACGATATCACAGTTACGTTTGCGGTATATGATTATTTGGTTACATCTGAATCTATGAAAAATCATAGATATCAAGACCTGATGGATCTAATTGAAAGAACAGAAAAAAACAAAAGTTTATATAAAAATAATGAAGAGTTGGTTGCAACAAAAAAATATTTTAGTTCGATTGTAAACAGCTTAACTGATGTAAAAAAATAAGTTTATAAATTAATTATTTGACGTAGTAACTACATAGTGGTATATTATATCTATTCGAAAAACAAATTAGATTGTTTCTACGGGCCGGCTCTTTGTGAAAGCAAAGGGGTGGCTCTATTTTTTATAATCTTAAATATGATCTACATTATTATAGAAATCGTTTAAAAGCACCCGATCAGATTAAATTCTGGTCGGGTGCTTTTTTGTTGAAAATAAATATATTTTGAAAAAAATACAATAGTGTGATAAATTTACTTATAGCGTATCTACGCTGACCCAGTGTTTAATCATAGTTTTCTCTACAATAAGAAAACTCATTATCCCTTTCCTTGGAACATGTTTGAAGATATGTTCTATAAATTCTCCACATTTATGATTAAGCACTGGGTTTTTGGATAAATATGAACGATCTATATCTGATGTAGGTCGTTTTTTATTAACGATAAAAAACTGACCATTAATTCGGTAGTGTTAGACGGCTTCTGAAATACGTATAATATTGTAGAAAAGCCAGCATATTTTTGCTGGCTTTTTGTGTAGCCATTGTAGCCATTTTGTAGCCATAAACTATAAAAATAGTGAATTTAAATGAATTTAATTATACTCTTGTGAACATTCAAAACCCTGACGTATCAAGGGCTTAAGTAACAAAAAACCGCTCTACCAACAATCGTGGTAAAACGGTGAAAATGCGTTGAGGGGGAGTCGAACCCTCGACCTGCCGGGTAGAAACCGGCTGCTCTATCCAGCTGAGCTACCAACGCAATACAACTAATATCATAGCATAAATGACGCGATTGATAAAGAATGAATACGCCTATTTTGTTCATTAGAAATTCATAGTATACTATATACAATGAAGACAT